TTCATTCTAGACTCCGTTAATCTAATATTTATAAACGAACTACGTTCGTTGTCTTCTTCGTCTACGAGACTCGAAGCTTTTTCTCGAGATATATTATCCAGATACAACGGTCACACTTTGCCCAGACAGGGCAAAGTTCGATCTACATTATCCGAGTACCTAGATCACACAGCGTTAGGGTGTTTAGCAGAGGCGGTTGTCCGGTACCTCCATCCCAGTCTTTATCACAACGGCGGCTCAAGGGGCATACGCGGTCATACCCAATGAACGTGCTCTATCACTAGAGCGTCTTTTTAGCTTTCTTTGTCTTCAAACAACCAAATCACAGCATTTAAGTGATCCTCATCCTAGCAGGGTAGTGGTTGAGTTCTCGTTACGGCGACGAGATTCCATCCCTGCGACACAGAGTCCAGGTATAGGGCACATGAAGTTAGCCTGTGCGAGCCTTAAACCGTTTTTTGAGCCTTGATGGATTTTAAAATATGTGAGCCATGGACACGAACAGATATCTGGCCGTTATAATATTCGTCTGATTCTAATACTTTTCTTGTGAATTGTTCTTGTGCTTCTTTATAGCTGCATTCTGCCTTAGATTTACAAAAATATAATATTTGCCTGTGAAATTTATCGGTGCCTAATTGTGCTACATCTTTTGTGAGTTGATCGTTCGAGCCATAATAAGTCTGCCAATCTGAATTTATTTTTGATTTGATTCGTTTCTTTTTCTTTGTGCCGTTTTTTAATTTTACTATTTTATATGTGGTCTTTGAAAATTTGCCTAATTTTTTGCCTATGTATTTTTTGTCATTGATTAGATTGGTGATAAGATAAACAAATCCTACACAATCGTCCGGAAGTTCGTCAACGGGTTTATCATCATAGTACCATGTCATATTTTATTATTAGGGTTTCTATAATGATTCTTATTGAGCTTTTGTTTCTTCCACCAATTTGGATCTTTTTTATTGATAGCTACCTGTATGTGATAATTTTTTTTATTTTCTAATTGAGCTTTGATTATAGATTTTCTCATGTCTTCTAAAAGCCATTTGATTCTTTTCAATGTACTTTTTACTTTTTCTGCACTAGGTGTACCTCGATTCAGTGTATAGTTTCTATGATCATTACATAATTCAACAAATTTTTCCAACAGAGGATCATAACATGTTAGGTAATTATTATATTCAACTAACGATATAGTCGAGGTCGTTACTGTAGCTGGTGAATCCATTTTCTTTTATTACTCTTAGTACACTGTTTACTCTGCCTACTAGTTCATCTTTGTGGCTTATTAAGTATATATTCTTATTTCTCTCCCTGGCCATCTTTTTTAGGACAGCTAGTCCTGCTTCTACACCAGCAGAATCCATTCCTGAGTCTATAAGTTCATCTATAAACAATAAATTGATAGACTGATATAGACTTTCCCATACGTCACGGAAGGCAAAACTCAAGCTCAGTATCAGTCTATTTCGCTCTCCCCTGCTGAGATTGTCAAAGTCTAGATCTTGTCCTAGCTGTGTGATTTCTACATTGAGATCGTTTAAGAATATGACCTTATGTGGTAATCCCAACTTGTCAATATAGTAACTGAGACGCTTATTTAAGAACTTAAGATTTTGGTCAATAATTCGTTTACGAACAAAACTGTCCTTACTGGTCAGCAGTTTTAATAGAACTTCTTGATGTTCTTTAAGACGTGATAGCATATTTACTGCTTCCCAGTTTAACTCCTGTATGGCAGTATTGGTTAATTCATCTATTTGTTCTTGGTAGGGATTAGATTCTTCAGATTTTTGTATCAGTGTCTTTTCTAGATTTTCTAAATTATTTTTATGACCTAGAGCTTCTGCTTCGGTTTCGTAGAAGGTTCTAGGCTTTGCACCCTGCCGACCAATTTTTTCAATATCGTTAACCACTAGTCCATAATCTTTGATCACTTTTAGGGCATAGGTTTCAGCATCTTGTTTGTATTTTAGAGCTTCATCTAACATTTCTCGGTGTTGATGATCGTGAAGTTCGTGTCCACAGGCGTGACATTTATGATCTCGTAACTTTTCTACTTCTTCTAGATATTTTTTCACAGTCTTTTCTGCCTGCGCCACAGCAGTCTCTAATGTGGCCTGCTGCTTTCTAAGACTGGTTAATTTCTTATCATTTTCTACCCAGGTTTTTAATGCTGAATGCAATGCAAGTTCTGATTCAATGTCCACTGCTTCAAGATTAACAATGGCACGACCTAGACTTTCTAGTTCTTGATCATGCTTGTTATCCCAGGCAGAGCTTTTGATTTTGAGACTGTCTATGCTTTTTTGAACATTGTCGTTGGCAGTTTTAATAGATTCTATGCGTATGGTTTCTGCCTGTATCTGATCCTTGGTATTTTTGATTTCAAGTTTTAGACGTTCTGCTTTTTCACTTAACAGAGTAATACCTAATAGTTGTTCGATGATATCTCGCTGATCCGCAGCCTTCATGCTGAGAAAAGGTTCGGTATAGGTGTTTAGGGCCAATATGTGTTTAAACATATTATGACTCATGCCCATGATACTGTCGATATGCTTTTGTGTTTCTCTGCTGTCGCCCTGACTTTCGTCTTCTTCTAATTCAGTTTTTTGTTCTTTATCGTTGACAAATAGTCGTAGTATATTTGGTTTACGTCCTCGTTCGATTCTATAACGATTACCATGCTGGGCAAACTCAATTGTTACCAACATGTTTTTGCCGTTGATTTTATTAATTAAATTTTCTTTTCTAATGTTAGTCAGAGCCTGTCCAAAAATAGAATAACTAAGAGCATTGACAATTGTTGTTTTACCAGTTCCGTTACGACTTCCACTGTCGTCACCCCCTAGATCTAGATTAGATCCTAAAACCAAGGTAAGGTTTTCTTTGTGGAAATCGATGGCTTGAGTTTGATTACCCACGCTCATAAAATTTTTAACTGTGAGATTATGTAGAGTCAGCATTATAGATTTCTGTAGATGTCTAGTAGAATTTTAGCTTCGATATTTTCTGAATCAATGTTTAAGATCTGTTCGGTGACAATTTGATCTACACTTTCAAAAACAGCATTTTCTTTGTCTTCTAGACCCTGTTCTATGTTGTATTTTTCTTGTATGAGAGTAATTTCTCTAATGTCACTGTTTTCGTAGTATCTATCTTTGATAAAATTAGCTTCTTCGAAACTGACATCTACATCAAGATTTACACGAAGGTACATTTTTGATTTCAATATTTGATCTTCTTGATCTATGAGCTGACTGAGAGTCAGCGTTCTGTACTTAGGAGCGTCTGGCCAGTTTATAAATTTGGGACTTGATCCCCATTCTAGAATCATCATGCCTCGTTCGTCGTCCCATGAATCTGAATAATTATGAGAGAAAGCATTGCCTATGTACCAAATATTGTTTTGATTCTGCCGTTTGTGAAAATGTCCGCTGAATACATATTCTACATGACTCATGTCTTTGCCTTGTAGCTCACCATGATCGGGCATTTGAATCATGGCATTCATATAAAACAAGGGCAATTCAAAATGTCCGAATATATATCGGCTTCGGACAGATTTCATAGAACGCCATTCATCACCGATCAGCCACGGAACCAAGGTTACATCGTCTAGTGTTGTTACTTTTTCAATCACAGTAACACCTGGAATATGTCTACCAAAAATGCTGCTGTGAATACTGCGCTTGTCTTTGTAGAATAGATCGTGATTACCTGGAAACCAAAAGAACTGATCAAATGCTGCTCCTAGTTTTTCAAGACAGCGAATACTGACATCCAAGGTCATTAGATTAATACTGTTTCTATGATGATGCCAGTCACCGAGAAATATAGCAGTGTCACAGCCTTGTGTCTTAGCTTCTTGTATAAACCAATCTACAAATTCTTCACAGTCCTGTAGATGTACTGTAGAATTGCCTTTCAGTCCAACATGAAGATCTGTCAAACATGCTACTTTTTTAAAAAGATTCATATAGTCTCCTAATAAAAGTATAACATGTTATACAAATAGGTCAAGCCTCTTCTTCGTCATCTTCCGTAACAGATTCTTCGCTTTTTGGTAGCCTAATGTTTTTATACATTTCAGCCTGTCTAGCAGTTTCTTCAGCGAATTCTTGTTGAGTTTGTCTAGTTAAACTGGGTGTTAATCCTGCTATTTCAAGTAGGTCATCCCTGATATTTTGATTTTTCTTTTCTAGATTCAGTATACGAGTAAAACTATTGGTAACGGCTGCGGTATAATAGGCAAATGGATTCTCGGATTTAGATTCGTCAAACTGTAGACCAATTTGACTCAACTGTAGAATAGCCTGCCCCCGCATTTCTTCGATATAGGTATAGCCACGCCAATTACTGCGTTGAGCGTACCTTTCAGATAGCTTGATAAACATTCTTCCAAGATTTTCTGTGATACGTCCGTGATCCTTACTGAATTTACCGGTTTTCATGCCACCACGCCAGTGGCTTTTACCTACGCACACTAACTCTTCTTCGTCGCTATATTTCCAATGTTGAAATGGAGGAAAATTAACTTTTTCGTGACTATCAGCAGTGGTCTTGGTAGTCTTTTTGCGACCAGGAGCCAGCGGAACGTGTTCAAAGGTCATTATACGGATGATTAGATCTGTTTTGGGTATCTTTTTGTAATCAGGTGTAAGATCTGCCAACTTTGATTTTTTATCTCCTTGATTTCTAGCTATAAAAAATGCTTCAAGACCCAGTCTTTTAGCCCTATTTCTCTTGGCTTCGGCTAGAGTTCGTATGTTGACCTTGGTAAGATCTGTTAAGATTATGTCATATTGACTATATTCTGACTTGGTAAAACTACTAAATGTACATTTACTGCGATGTATCTCTAACAAAAGATCTCTATTGTTGAGGTATTTTATTTTTCTTCCTGTAGAAGAATGACTTATCATTTTGAGAATAACTCCTTTATGAGTATTATAACAGACATGACAGGGGCTGTCAACGGATTGAAAAACGCTGATTTATTTATTGGTTAAATATAAAAAAAGGAGTACTTATGGCTGATAGTTTTGATTTTACAAAAACCATTGTGAATGCTGGAAAAGCCATAGGCAATGATCTCCTTAAGGCCACAGGAGTAGGTAAATTATCAGAGAGTCTCAGGCAGTTTACTAGACGGGGTGGAGTTACAGCCAAGGGCGTAGGTAAGCCGTCATTTGATGTAAATTTTGAAGGAGAAAGGGATTATAGGGTAAAAATAAAAGTTCCTGCAGACTATCTAGATGCGGTTTGGATAGGATCAAAGAACGAAATTAAGGCTCTCAGCGGCATTGTGTTTCCTTATACACCCCAAATTCAACAAGACTACACTGCTAACTATACGTCTTATAATCCTACACATTCTAATTATGCCTATCATTTTTATAAAAACACACAACCAGGAAATATAACAGTTACAGGGAAATTTACTGTTCAAAATGATTCAGATGCAGACATGTATATCAGCACCTCACATATGTTAAGGTCGTTGATGAAGATGAGATTTGGCCAAGATGAAAATGCCGGTGTACCTCCTCCTGTGTGTAGATTCAGCGCCTACGGTCATCAACAATTCAAAGATGTGCCAGTAGTTATATCAAGTTTTAGAGCAGAATATCCTGATAGCGTAGATTATTATAACTATGCAGGAGTGGCTATGATCCCTATGGTAAGTTCTCTATCAGTCACTATGATACCTGTTTACAGTAGAGAAGAACTATTAAACCTAGCTCATGTGGATGATTACAAAGGATATGCTAATCTAAGAAGTCGAGGATATCTATAATGGCTGACTATAAATCAACAAGTCCTTATTTTACTACTCCTATCAAAGGTTTTTATCTAGATGTACAACAATATAGATCATTGCCTAAATTTCGAGGTGACCTAGAATACACAATTCTAGACCAATATCAGCACAGACCTGATCTTTTGGCCTATGATTTTTATAATGATCAAAATCTGTGGTGGGTATTCGCTGTAAGAAATCCTGATATTTTAAAAGATCCAGTATATGATTTGACAGCAGGTATAACAATATTCTTACCTACCAAAGAAAATTTACAGAAATACCTAGGTTTATAAAATGACGGTGACTATCAGAAGCCAGGAGGGCGTTGTATTTGACAACGTTTCTAATTACCCCAATCAATCAATTACAGTTCATTCTCAAAGACTAACAGGGCAGCAGTCCGATTTTGAGTATGCTAAAACTCAAAATATACTTAATCTATATAAAACATTTAATTATCTTTTCACACTTGCGGCTTGCACTAACCAGGGTCTTGAAAATCCAGAGAGTTTGAGATCGAGCTCCGAGTATTTGGTCATTGCAAGAAGCCAAGGAAAAACTTCAGATTCTCTTCGAAATCTTGCACCATATAATCCGGGCGCTATGGCAGATGATATAGAATCGAGGAAACCGATAGGAAATCCTCTAAGTGGACAGTTAATTCAAGGGTTTCTTGAAAAAAGTCCTGGAAGATTTGACATGTTCATAGATAATGTTGAAATAGAAACTGTAATGGGATTCAGCAAGGATACAAATCTTACCATAGCTACTAAAATAAATTTCGATATTTTTGAACCTTATAGCATGAATGGATTTTTAGAAGCTCTGCAGGTCACCGCAGCCGCTGCTGGCCATAAACAATATTTAGGAGCACCTTACCTTCTCAAGGTACAGTTTGCGGGCTATAGAGATGATGATAAGATTTATTGGACTGGAAAAGAAGGTACAAGAATATTTGTAATTAATATAACTGGAATTGAAATTGAAGTTAATGAACAAGGAACCAAATACAGATGTCAAGCAGTTAGTTATAATGATATGGGATTTAGCGATACACTGGCACTTAAAACAAATTTTCAAATGTCTGGTGCCACTGTCAAAGAAGTTTTAGAAAGCCTATTTCAAGGGCTCAATACTAATAACACTGAGTCTAGTGAGAAAGATGTTAAACAAGAGCTTATGGATAAATTTAAGGTTAGTTTTCCTAAAAGGGAAGGATCCACATTAAATTTTAGTTCAGACAACAAAATAGCAGAGTCTAAAATACAGTCAGTTAGGGAAGATAAAAATGCCTATACTTTTCCTGATCATTCTATTGCAGAAGGAAACGCTGCTGTGCAGCGTAATACCAGTGCGCCTGGCCAAGAACAAAGATTTGCACCAAACCCAGCTGGAAGAAATAAATTTGCCTACAATGATAACAAAAATCTCATACAGTTTCCTGCAGGCGCCAAAATTCATGATATAATTTGTGCTGTAATAAGAGATAGTGAATATGGCAAAGAGGTTTTCAAGCAGTTAGAAAATAGTGCCCCTGAAATGATAGAGTATGCGCACGTTGCAGTGAGAATTAAGTCGACAGGAGAATTTAATTCTCGTGAATTAAGACAACCTCTAGAATACGAATTTGTAATTATACCCTATGAAATGCATTATACCCGAGTAGCCCTATATCAAAATCTTAAATTTGATCCCAGCCAACTAGAACGCAGATTCGTACGAAGGAAATACAATTATCTTTTCACAGGTCAAAATATAGATATTAGATCATTTAATTTAAAATTTAACAGATTGTATTTCCAAGCATATCCACAGGGATTTCAAAAGCAATTTGAACAAGATCCCGGAACTAATGCCAAAGGAAGTCCAGCTGACAAGCCAGAAGATGTTTTATCAGATCTAACGGCTCCTATAAGAGCTGATCCGAGTTTTCATAATGTTGTACAGTATGGGGGCAATGCGCAGATTAGAGAATACGACGCCTATGACAAGATGGTTAAAATCATGCACGATGCTGTCTTAGATAATACAGATATGGTTACCTGCGAATTGGAAATTCTAGGTGATCCTTATTATTTGGTCACACAAGGTAGCGGCAATTATTTTCCAGACCTAGCCGACAAAGGCCTAACCACAAACGCAGAAGCGAGTTTTATAGATCACGATGTTTTTGTAAGCCTAAAATTTAGAAACCCGGAAGATATTGATAAGAATACTGGATATATGAAATTTACCGATCAAAAGGTGCCTTTTAGCGGTGTTTTTAGAGTTACAAAGGCCATGAGTTATTTTAGCAGCGGTCTATTTACTCAAAGATTATTTCTGGTTAGAGTACCAGGACAATCAGATAAACCTAGCGGATCTACGCAAAAACAGGGCATAGAATGGACTGACATACAATGAGTACAGCAAAAAGAACAGGATTTAAACTACCTCACAATGGCCCTTATGTGGCTGTTGTTACAAATAACCTTGATCCTACCTATATGGGAGGACTAGAGGCTGTGCTTCAAAAAGGTATTGTGCCGTTCCCAGATATCAAAGAAACCACAGTGACTCTACAGTATCTTAGTCCTTTTTCCGGAGCCACATCTGCTAATTTTCAAGGTAATGACCCTACAAATTTTGATGATGTACAAAAAAGTTATGGCATGTGGATGGTACCACCTGATATAGGCACTAAGATTTTATGTATTTTTGTAGAAGGAGATAGCAATCAAGGTTACTGGATAGGTTGCGTTCAAGATAGATGGCAAAATCATATGGTTCCTGGCATAGCTGCTAGTACAGAAGTAGCATGGAGAGCCGGCCAACAGGAAAAGTATGATGTAAATTATGTGCCTGTTGCAGAATTTTTAAACAAGAAAAATAGTGATCAATCTGAAGTTAATCTAGCAAAATTTCATACCGCTCCTAAACCTGTTCACCCTTTTGCAGACAAATTATTAAAACAAGGTTTACTGGAAGATAAAATCAGAGGAGTGACTTCTAGCGGAGCACGTAGAGAAGTACCTAGTCAAACTTTTGGTATTAGTACACCTGGCCCATTAGAAGTACAAGGTAGAAAATTTCAGATAGGGTATAAAAATGCCAAATATGACCTGCCTATAACAAGAAGTGGAGGACATACTTTTGTTATGGACGACGGTGATCTTACGGGTAATAACAAGTTAATAAGAATAAGATCAATTTCAGGTCATCAAATATTATTACATGATACAAATAATTTAATTTATATAGCCAATGCTGATGGAACCGCTTGGATAGAGATGACAGCTCAAGGAAAGATTGATATATATGCAAAGGATAGTGTAAGTATACATTCTGAACAAGATTTTAATTTTAGAGCAGATAGAGATGTTAATATTGAAGCCGTAAGAAATGTTAATATCAAAGCTGGAAAAGATATGAAGAAACAAGCTGATGGCAAAATGAGCACGAAAGCTAACGGAAAGTCTAAAGGAGATGACAGTGAAAAATCTGGTCGAGTACTTATCGACGGAGATCTCGAACAGTTTATAAAGGGTGACTATAAGCTGACAGCAAATAAAATTGACATTATGAGTCTCACTACATTGCACATGGCCAGTAATTCAGGAACACATAATATTAGTTACAATGGTGATATTAATAATTCTGCAAAAGGTAAAATATTTAACGGGGGAGGTAATCCTAAACCTCCTGATCCAGCAGCAGATGCTGCTAAGAAAACTAAGGATCTTGAAACATTTGAGTTGCCTTATGTCAATGAAGGTGCTGAATGGAAAGGTAAACGATATCAGGACGGAACAATTACCAGTATCATGCAACGTGTCCCAATGAGAGAACCTTGGACACAACACGAAAGCACAGATCCTACAAAATACACTTCAGATTCAACAGACAGAGAAAATACAACACCACCTTCCAGTAAGAGTCGAGGTATTACTCCAGATCAAGGACAGGATGCAGGAGCAAACACTTCAGCACCTGCTGCGAATCCAACCCCACCGCCACCTAACCCTAATACACCACCTGATTGGACCAAGGACACAGGATTCCTTAACAAGGTCAAGGCATTGGCAGCTAAGTTAGGTGCTGATCACCTAGATCTACTTACAATTATGTATGTTGAATCAAGGATGAGTCCATCAGTTAAAAATCCTATAGGAAGTGCTACAGGCCTAATTCAATTTATAGAAAGCACTGCCAAAGGGTTAGGAACCAGCACCACCGCCCTACGTCAAATGACCAGAGAAGAACAAATGGTCTATGTGGAAAAATATTTTGATCAGTTTTCTGGTAAGCTAAGAGGTCGAGCTAATCTTGATAATTTGTATTTGGCCATATTTAGGCCAGCTAGTATAGGTGCTTCTTTTGATACTGTCTTATATAGAGAAGGCACAAGAGAATATAGAGACAACAAAGTGCTAGACAAAAATACACGTGATGGCGGAATAACAGTAAGAGATGCTACTGCACATTTACCAAGAGCTAAATCAATAATTACAAGATTGTTAGGCGGTTAAATATATTATGCCCATTAAAAATCTTGTGTTAAAACCTGCTGCGGTAAGTTCTGTAGCTTTTGTAGAAAAAACCAGATACTACCGAGGGTTTAGTACGGTGTTTAATTCACAAAATTCTAAGTTATATGATCTAGATCTAGTAAGGCAAGATCTTCTTAATCATTTTAATACCAGAAGAGGTGAAAGAGTAATGAACCCTTCTTTTGGCAGTATTATATGGGATATAATTTTTGATCCACTCACCGATGAACTTAAAAGTGATATATCAGATGATATAAGACAAATTCTATATTCGGATCCTAGAATAATTCCTGAAAATGTAAACTTTTATGAAAGAGAACATGGGATCATTATTGAAATCACTGTTAGATATACAGAAAGTGACCAGTCAGAAGTTCTTAAGTTGACATTTGATAAGGAAAAGGGCATTGCCTTCTAAAAGTACCAATATAATTAGATCAATAAATATGGTATCTAGCACAAAAATATTATGATACCTAGTTCTACTAACCAATTATTGATAGCCGAAGACTGGAAAAAACTCTACCAGTCTATTCGCAGTACCGATTTAAAAAGTTACGATTTTGATTCTCTACGTAGAATAATGATCAAATATCTACGTGAAAATTATCCAGAAGATTTTAACGATTTTATTGACAGTAGCGAATATGTAGCGCTGATTGACCTCATAGCCTATATGGGTCAAAATCTCAGTTTTAGAATTGATCTTAATGCTAGAGAAAACTTTCTGGAGACAGCAGAGCGTAGAGAAAGCATACTCAGGCTAGCTAAATTAATTAACTATAATCCTAAACGTAATAATGCTGCCTCTGGACTAATGAAAATTACTTCAATAGCGACCACAGACAATGTAATTGATGCCAATGGAATAAATCTTGCCAACAGTGCTATCGGATGGAATGATTCTACCAATTCTGAATGGTTTCAGCAATTTACAACAATTTTAAATTCAGCCATGCTAGAAGTAAACAGCTATGGCAGACCTTACAAATCAGATACCATTTCAGGTATAAGAACAGATCAATATAGAATTAACAGCGCAAATATAGGTGTACCTATATATAATTTTACCAAGATAATCAATGGACTAAATCTTAGTTTTGAAATAGTTAATGCTACTTTTGAGAATAGTATTGTAGAAGAAACTCCAAAGCCAAAAAATAGTTTTAGTTTTATCTATAAAAATGACAGTCAAGGAAATGGTTCAGGTAACACTGGATTTTTTGTTTTATTTAAACAGGGAATATTAAATCTTCTTGATTTCACCTTAGATACTCCGGTACCGAATGAAATAGTAGGCATTGATGCTGCTAATATAAATGAAACTGATGTATGGCTATGGCAAATGACACCTGAGGGTAATTATCCAGATGCACCGTGGTCTAAGGTTCCTGCTATAGTAGGTAACAATATTATCTATAATAGTCTGACTGCTAAACAAAGAAATATCTACAAGGTCAATACTCGTAATAATGATCAAATAGATTTAGAATTTTCGGACGGAACATTTGGTAACCTTCCTGTAGGTAAATTTAAATTATACTATCGTCAAAGTGCGGGTATAAATTATAATATTACTCCCCAACAGATGAGTAATATAAGTTTTAATGTAGAATACTACAATAGGCAAAATCAATTACACTCACTCACTATAATTGCATCATTAAATTATACTATTAATAATGCCACGACTACGGAATCTAATGAAAATATCAAATTAAAAGCCCCTCAAATTTATTATACTCAAAACCGTATGATAACAGCCGAAGATTATAATATTCTTCCCTTGTTGTCTGGTAATGATATTATGAAAATCAAAGCTGTTAATAGGGTATCTAGTGGCATTAGCAAGTATTTTGAATTATCTGATGTCAGCGGCAAGTACAGCAATCTAAATATCTATGGTAAAGATGGAATTTTGTTTAGAGAGATTCTAGAACCTATCTATGAATTTCAGCTCAGTAATAAAAATGAATTGAAAAGATTTTTTCAAAATACAGTCGCAGATATAACAGAATCATCTGGTTTAAAATCTTTTTATTACGATCAGTTTCCTAGAATAAAGTTTGAAAACACAGTCTATACTTGGAAATTGGGAACAAGTAGTTACAACAAATCTACAGGTTATTTCGCAGAAGTTGGTAAGGCTAGACCTGTAGGATCTAGTTCTAGTTCTAGTTTAAAATATGTCAAAAAAGGATCTCTATTAAAATTTCAAGCACCTAAAAAATTTAATCGAGGTAGTGGGGTTGGAGTGCCAGAACAAACGTATTTTTTACCTAATGGGAAATTAACTTTTGTTGAAGACGAAACCACAAGGCTGTATATTTGGACTAAAGTTATATCTATAGATGGATCAGGATACAATAACGGTCTAGGACTATATAAAAATGGCACAGGGCCTATCGCTTTTACAGATATCGTGCCTAGTGACAGTATTCTGGTAGAAGTTATTCCTCAGTTATTAACATTATTTGGTAATGAATTAGAGAACCAATTAATTGATAACTGTCTTAACCGTGTAAATTTCGGTATTACTTTTGATAGAGAAACTGGCGATTGGTTCGTAATTGATAAATCAAATATTAATTTTACTACACCTTTCACTCTACGTTTCCAGAAAGAGCAAACGAATTTTAACAGAGATTCGAGCTGGCTCATAGCGTTTGAATGGACAGGATTGAAATATAATTTAAAATATAGAACCTGTGACTATATTTTTGAAAGTGAAAAAGAAACAGCATTCTTTGTGGACTTTCAAGAAGTAAATTATGATTTTGTATCTGATGCAGTTATCAAAGACAAAATTACAGTATTGGGAATTAATAAGAAACCTAATCTAGGTTCAGAACTAGTTAGTGATTATGAATGGCAAATAGATAATGCTATTATTGATGAAGATGGTTATCAAAATCCGTCCAGAGTTAAGGTAAGTTTTTATGATAATGACAATGACGGAATGATAGATAATCCAGATAGTTTCGAAGAAATAGTTGATTCTAATCACATATCGGCACAAACCGGATTCCGTAACAATTTTGTTGTGTTTCAAATTCAATCAGATAATACTACCTATCGTTTAATAGATAACGATACTTTCTATTTTTTTCCTAAGCCTAATAATGTACCACTAGCATTAAGGATAGATCAGCAGCTATTTTATTTTTACGATGGACAATATGATGTGGTAATGAAATTTTCTACCATAGTAAATGATTTTGAGCTTGAAATAGGTTACAAAGTGAGAACCGGTAGGTCAAAATTGAAATTTCACTACGAGCATCAAGCGCCAGAGTCTCGTAGAATAGATCCTAGTAAGTCAAACATAATTGATATATATGTCTTGACTAAAGATTACGATGTTGATTATAAAAATTGGTTGTCCACAGATACAGGTCTAGAGCCGTTACCTCCTTCATCTAGTACGTTAGATAGTTTATATAAATCTTCTCTTGATTCTTATAAGGCCATTAGCGATGAAATAATATTTTTCCCTGTAAAATATAAGGTATTATTTGGAAATAGATCTCCAGCAAATATACAGGCAACTTTTAAAGTTGTTAGAAATTTACAAAGACCTATATCAGATAACGATATTAAGTCACGAATACTTACAGCGTTTAGTGAATTTTTTGCATTAGAGAATTGGGAATTTGGACAAACTTTTTATTTTTCAGAACTTAGTGCCTATGTTATGAATAAGTTAACACCAGACATTTTAAATTTTGTCATAGTCCCAAAAAATAAAAATAGTTTTGGTAGTCTTTTTGAAATAAAATGTGGCCCTGATGAATTATTTATTTCTAGTGCTAGTTCAACTGATATAGAAATAGTTGAATCGTTTACTGCTTATGATCTTAATATTCAAGGCAGTTACATTACAGATTCTAGGGAATAAAGCATATGGCTGGTAAAAAAAATAATAGAAGCACAGTAAACTTACTACCGGCTTTTTTTAGAACAGAAAAGAATAAGAAATTCTTAGGTAATACACTTGACCAATTAATAGAACCTGCTGCGCTAAACCGTATTGATTCATTTGTAGGTAGAAAATCATCCCCTAATTATAAATCTACAGATCAATATGTAGTAGAACCTACTCAACTTAGACAACAATATCAATTAGAACCTAGTTTAATTATTAGAAGTAAAGATCAAGTAACTAAAAAAGTTCTAGGCCTTGAAGATCTAATTAATCAATTAAATTTTTATAAAACTCCCTATAACTTAAAAGATCTATTAGAACAAAAATTTTATTCTTACTATCCGCAGATTGATTGGGATAAGTTTATTAATTTTAGAGAATACTATTGGTTTCCTATGGGCATTGACCCTGTTGATGTTTCTGGTAATATTATAGAACCTGTAACTACAATTTCGGTTAAAGATAACAAGGACGGAATTCAATTTGATTTTGATTCTAGAACTCCATCGGCCGAATTAAAATTATATCGGGGTTATACCTATGTGTTTGATGTTGATTGTGCTAGAAGCTTTTTTATCACCTATACAAACAATGCCTTCCTTGCAGACGGTAATAGTTATGATAGCGGTGTTGTAAATAATGGTACAAATAAAGGCAAAATTGTTTTTACTGTAAATTGGGATACACCTGATAGATTATTTTATGCAGCTCTAAATGAACAACTATCTGTAGGGGCTATTAATATATTTGACCAGGACGAAAATACTGTTATCAATGTAGATGAAATAGTAGGAAAAAAGAGCTATACATCAGGAAATAATATTGAATTTATAAATGGCCTTACTGTAAGATTTGACGGAACTGTTTATCCCGAGTCTTATAGAAATAAGATCTATATAGTTGAAGGTGTTGGAGATAGCATAAGACTTGTGGATAGGTCTACACTACAAAATCCAGAACAAGATATAACAGAACTTATCGATGATAGATTTGACGGATATAATTTTGATATATACCCATTTGATTCATTTAAAAATTTACCAATTGTACCTGAATACGTCACAATCAATCGTGCCAGCAAAGATCTTAATCCCTGGTCACGGTATAATAGATGGTATCATTCTAGTGTTTTAAAGGCAGTAGCATCCATCAATGGCAAATTGCCTGTATTACCTCAAAATTATCGAGCGAATAGACCCATAATCGAATTCGTTAGCGGGCTTAAACTTTTTAAATTTGGACATTATTCTCTAGGAAATATTAAAGCTCTAGATCAATTGCAAACTAATGCATTTTATAAAGTTGAAAATAGTTTTGGTTTCATGGCAGATGGTTATTCTCTTCAAAAAGGGGACACTGTTATATTTGCATTAGATAACGATGTAGCTGTAAGAAATAAAATTTACGAAGTAGATATTGTCTCAGTAACAGGTCTTCAAAAAATAGATTTAAAGGTTCTTCACGAAGTTACGGAAGGAGCCAATATTGTAGTATTAGACGGAGAAACCAACAAAGGAAAATCTTACTTTTTTGATGGTACTAATTGGATCCTAAGCCAAGAAAAAACTTCAAGGAACCAAGCACCTCTATTTGATCTTTTTGATCCCAATGGAATCTCGTATTCAAGTGCATTATTTCAGTCTGATTTCAAAGGCACAAAAGTTTTTAGTTATGCTCAAGGTACAGGTACCGATGATAAAGTTTTAGGATTTCCATTAAAATATAAAAATACCAAGATAGAAAGTTCTTACCTTTTTGACAATAATTATAACACGGATGTTATCAGTATTGTAGAGGGAGATACTGTGATTTTTAAACAGGTAAATGCCTGTTATCTTAAAAAATATTTTTACAATGAATTAGAACAAAGTTATACATTTGAGTTTAAAAATGTTTATTCTGAGCAACAAGATTATGAATTAAAAATTACAACAGATGGATTATATGAATTTCCTATTAACAATGAAAATAATCCTCTAAATGAATATTCAAATAATCTTACCTACTCTGAAATTTTTGACCATGTAGAAACTATTGTTAAAGCGTCAAATGATTTTAAAGGATCATATCCTGGTGTAAGTAATCTCAGTTCGTTAGCTTATCTTTTCAATACAGGCACTAGACTCATTTTAAATGAAAACAGTTTAGCATATAGTTTAGCGTTTCTCTCTGATAAAAATAATAACATTATATCTGCGATTAGGCAGGTATCTGAACAGTATAATCAATTTAAGCATAACTTATTAAAATTTATAACTGATAGGCCTTATATCGGTCCTGCTTATGTATTTTTAGATCAAGTTTTATCTTTTATTAACAAAGATAAAATTTCACAGTTTGGTTTTTACAATAGTCTAATGCTAGGTATAGGATTACCTACGTCGTTTAAAGAATATCAAGTTAGTAATATACAGGTTAAGACCTATTATATGCCTATGGCATTCGATCCTACAGTGCTGTCGGAAAAAGCAGTCTATGTTTATCTTAATGATGTTCAGCTTATACATGGTACAGATTATATTATTAACAGTGTTGATCAAACTATTGAGTTGAAGATTGATATAGAATTGAATGATAAAATTAACATAAGATGCTATGTTTCTATAGTAGGAAATTATGTTCCTCCTACCCCAACTAGTCTAGGATTATATCCTAAATTCAAGCCCTCAATGTATTTTGATAATACCTATATTGGGGAGCCAGTAAAGGTAATTCAAGGACATGATGGTAGCATTATTGTGGCCTATAATGATTATAGAGATGACATAATTTTAGAGTATGAGACAAGAGTATATAATTCTATAAAAGCAACGTACGATCACTCACTGTTTGATATTAATAGTGTTTTACCTAGTTTGACAAGATCAAACACATGGGGCGCTGATTATTGGGATATTATGAATGTCATATATCCTGATTTTGTAAAATGGAAATCGGGATACAATATAGATTATGAAAATAACACATTCTATGATAATGAAGATCTAAGATCATTTAATTTCAGCGAACTGGTAACTACTAGAGGTTATAAGTTTCCTGGAAATTGGCGTGGAATTTTCAAGTTATTTTTTGACACCGATAGGCCACATACTAATCCATGGGAAATGTTGGGATTTGGTGAACAACCTGAATGGTGGGAACAAGAATATGGACCTGCTCCCTATACAAAAAATAATAACATATTATGGGAAGATTTAGAAAAAGGTATTATCCGTCAAGGAATTAGGAAAGGTCAAGATAATTTATATAAACGTGACGGTTTAATTAATTATATTCCAGTTGATAGTAATGGTGACCTAATCAACCTTATAAATTGGTCACCTCTACCAATACAATATCTTAATTTTCAAAATGATACATGGGAGTTTGGGGATCATGGACCTGCTGAAACTGCCTGGCGTAGAAGCAGTGCTTGGCCTTATGCTGTTCAGATTTTAGCTATTCTGACTAAGCCTGCCAAATATCTGTCTACATTATGGGATCCTAGTAGATATGTTAGAATTAATAATCAACTAGTTAAAAAAGACTCTAATCTATTTCCTAGTCTTAACAAACTTGATATACCTTATCTTATCAAAAATAACACAAAGACATTAACCTCCGGTTACAGTGTGTTATTAGTTGAAGCCAATCAGACCAATAATTTAAATTATGTTAACAATTTATATGAAGATTTAACCTTTGTTGATTACAGACTAGCACACAAGGTAGGTGGATTTATCAGCAAAGATAAACTACAAATTGTAATAGATTCTCTAGATCCGGATAGCCAGTCCTCTGGTATTTTATTACCTTCTGAAGACTATGAAATATTTTTAAACTCTAGTAATGCTGTTAAAACAGTTAGTATGAGTGGAGTTATTGTACAAAAAGTTGCCAACGGTTATCAAATTAGAGGTTATGATAATAAAACCAGCTACTTTGAAATTAGACAAGTAATACATACTACAGGTGAGAAAGTACTGAGAGTTGGCGGTAGATTAGAAGAATATGAAATCTGGGCAAGCAGAATATTCTATAGCACAGGCGCTGTGGTCAAGTATGAAAATAGGTATTATAGAGTAAACACAAATCATACCAGTGGGGATTTATTTGACAGTAGAAATTATAATCTTTTAACAGACCTACCTGAGTTTGGAGGTGCAGAAGTCTACCTAGCGATTCAATTTGAAAATAATATAACAAGAGTTCCTTATGGAAAAATTTATTCTAACGTTCAGGAAGTAGTAGATTTTATTTTAGGATATGATAATTTTCTAAGCAGTATAGGTGTGGTATTTGATGACTATAACACCGATCTAGCAGAAATAATTAATTGGACATTCAGTATCAAGGAGTTTTTATTTTGGTCTACTCAAAATTGGGCATTAGATAGTGTACTTACACTTAGTCCTTTTGCAAATAAATTTACATTAGTTAGTGAATCTGGTGTAGTTGATAATATTTTTAATTCATTTTATGAGTATAATATTCTTGATGAATCTGGGAAACCTTTGACCAAAGATTCTTTTAGTTTAGAAAGAGATGGTATTAATTTTATAATTCATACAATTAATAATGAAAACGCTATATATTTTGTTAGATTAAATCTTGTTCAAAAAGAACATATTTTAATTTTTAATAATTTAAGTAGATTCAATGATGTTATCTATGATCGTGTCAAAGGTTATAGACAAACACGTATACGACTTGTAGGATTTAAAACCATAGACTGGAATGGCGATTATTTTACACCCGGATTTATTTACGATGATGCTTATATACAAGATTGGCAACCATACAGTGATTATCTAGCAGGAGATTTAGTAAGATATAATAACAAATATTATAGTTTAAAACGTAATATTATAGGCACTAAGGATTTTGAACAAGCTGATTGGGATCTACTAGGGGATAAACCAATAGCAGATTTGTTACCAAATTTTGATTATAAAATTAATCAATTCGAGGATTTCTATAGTTTAGATATTGATAATTTTGATTCTGGGCAACAAAAGTTAGCTCAACATCTTATTGGCTATAGTCCTAGACCCTATCTAACCAATATTTTAATTAATCCAATTACACAATACAAATTCTATCAAGGATATATTAGAGAAAAAGGTACAAGATTAGCACTTGAAAATATATCTAAAGCCAGTTCTGAAAATTCAAATACAAAAATTTCGGTGTCTGAAGAGTGGGCATTAAGATTAGGCAATCTCGGCTCTTATTCATCTCTAATTGAATTAGAATTTTTATTAAACGAAAAAGAATTTATTGATAATAGGCAACTAGTTCAGTTTAAAAAAGAACAAGATATTTTAGAAACTGTTAGGTACCAGGTTACTAATGAAAAAATAACCATTAAGCCTAATTTATTTGATATAGAAAATATATTCAAACCTTTGTCAGTAAATTTTGAAAATAATGGCCATGTTTTAATGGATGCAGGGTATCCTAGACCAGATGATGTCGATATCATTATTAAAAATTGGAACGAATTAAAAGAATCAAAAATCAAATTGTCTGCAGGCCAAAGTATATGGGTAGCTTTTGATCAAAATAATGATTGGATGATTTATAGAACAGTGCGTTTGAAAAATCCTGTGATAAACGTAGAAAATTATCAATCTGGGCAATCATTTAAGGTTACAACAAAAAATTATCATTACCTTAATCAAGGAGACAGAGTTTTAATTCAATATTTGAATGATGATTTTGATAAAGTATTTGAAATAATTTCTATTCCGTCTCTAAACAGTTTCGTTATAGAATCTCAAGCCGATTTACCAGAAAGAGTCGACCAAGCGGTATTATGCAGACTAGAAACTGCTAGATTAGTAGATATAGATAGTTTAATTAATGTCAATGGTATTGCAGATATAGCTATTGATCAAAAATTATGGATAGATAACAACGAAAAGGGTAAATGGGAAGTATATCAAAAAATAAAAAATTACGCCATAGATAAGATTAGACCTGAAAGATCTAATCTGCAGAGATTTGGAACTAAAATAATTTCTAATGAAGAAAATAAAATCATTATATTGACCGCTGCAAATTTGAAAAATGATTCAATTAATCAATATGGTAAAGTTTTTATTATAGATAGTTCTAATAAAAAAATAATTTCTTCTTTTTATCTAAATTATCAAAATCAACAATATTTTGACAATATAAATTATCCTTCTGCCGGATTTGGTCATTCTTTGTCTTTTGATTCTTCTGATGACTTAGTTGTAGTAGGAAGTCCTTATGCTTCTAAAATTCCTACTAAAATATTGAATAATGCTACATTTCTGGCTGTTCCCGGGTCTACAGTTTCTAATTATGTTAATCAGGGACTAGTGACTGTTTCATCAATTTTCCAATCTACATCTAATCAAGATAAAAGATTAACAACACTTATTTCTCAATACCCTCAAAATAATCTTGAGTTTGGTTATAGTGTTTACATATCGTCTACACCTTTGAATAAAACGATTTTAGTAGGAGCTCCTGGATATAATACTGCTTCTGGCGCTGTCTTTGTCTATGATTTATTTTATGAAAGTTTTGATTCAAAAAGAACAATCTTCGATAGAGATACAACTGTTTTTGATGGAGGTATAACGCCATTTGATGCTGCCATTAAAAAAACTTATCGAGCTAACGTAAATTCTCCTAAACAGCAATTTTTGCCAGTCTCTAGCGCAATAGGGCAAAGATTTGGGACAAAGATAGCAGGAAATCTAGAAGGAAGTAGAATAGCTGTCACTACCTTAGGTGATGGTACAAACGGATCTGTATATATATTCGATAAAGTTGCAGTACCAGAGTCTGAGTCATTTGAAAATTTTAGAGTTATATATGATATCCCCTATGGAAACGACTTTCTTCAAAGTGTAGATTTATTGATACCAACTTCCGGAATGGTCAAAGGCATGGTAATGATGGTGCATGGAGGGGGATGGTCAGGGGGAACTAAAAGCATTTCTAGGTATTTGTCTGCATCAGCGTCTAATTCTAAAACAGAAATTGATTTAACTATTCAACCAAATATAAGTTTAATTGATCAAGCAAAATCAATAACGGAAAATGTTAATGTTTCACAGGAAACTGCCAATTGGTCTATTGTGAGCCTGTCTAGTTACTCTGCTAACGAAGGAATTACTATATCGATCATTGTTAGTTCTGATAAAGTAGAAGGCGAATTTTGGATAACCTGCGAAGAACGTTTTATAAGAACCAGTTTGATTGGCAATACTGCTGTAACAGAATGGGATATTAATGAAGATCAATTTCGAAAAAGTTTTACAATTAGATTCCCTCAGGATGCACAGTTTATAGGAGATACATTAGTAGATATAAAAATTAGAACCGGTGGCCCATCTGGACCTATAGTTGCATCAACACAGCATTTGGTATTAGAAACATCAGCTAATACCCCTAACCAGGCATTACCATTCGCAATAGATATTTCAACATTACCTACTTTTTCTTCAAATGATCCTGTAAAAAATATTGTAAGCGACGAATATTTGGCAATAGATCTTGTACAGCAAGGATATATCGTTATTAATTGTAATTATAGATTGGTAAAAAATGCCTTCAATTCTGTGTATATAGCCAGTAGTACAGGAGAAGCGAATAACTTTGAAACAACAGATTTTGGCTCACAAGCGCAAAATGTCAACGATATTTTGACAATTTTAAAGTTTATCTATGTTCAAGGAGCAGGAGATCAATTTACTAAAAACGGAATAGGTTATTGGAAGATTATAAATGAATACTATAAACAATATGATCTAGTGGTAACGGGAACTAGTGTTGGGGGTCATTTAGCTGTAATGGCAGCTTGCGAATATGGAAGATTATTCAATGTACATCCTCTCGCCATAATACCAATAGCTAGTCCCATGGGTCTAGTAACCACTATAACAAATAGTATATCGTCCTTGGTTTCTGTGAGCTCTAATAGTTTTAGCAAGGCTGAAGCAAATAAACCTACAGACGTTAATTGGGGACTTTGGCGTGTTTATAACGGTCAAAATCCTGTGGCAAATTGGGGAGCGGATACAAATGTTACTGATCTAGGTGGTAGTTTTTACCTGTCTACTTCAGCATCTAATGTCGACGTTGTAATCTGTGATGTAGGTTGGACTGATCCTAACCATCCTGAATTCGCACTAAATCCTGATGGAACCGGCGGAACCAGAGTAGAATATTATAATTGGTTTTCGCTTAAAACCACAGTAGGAGATCCGACCACAGCAACTACCTATACCCCTGTGACATCTCCTATCGATTTGAGAATGAAGCACAGTGCGCATGTTGCAGGTATTATCGCTGGAAATACACAAGGTTGGGCTAGAAAGGCCAGAATCTTTGACATGGATGTAGACAACTTTCCTACGACCCTCGTATTCAAATATATCAAAGCATGGCACGACGAGAAAAGAGCATCTGCAACTCCTTACGCAAATAATCCTACAATAGTTAATTGTTCTTGGTTGATGAGTCATAGTCCGCTAATAACAGATATTATAGCAATAAATTTTAGAGGTACTAGTTATACTGGACCATTTACCACTTCTACTTTGGCATTATATGGACTTAGGGTTGATGCTAGTAATCGTATTCAAGTACCAAATTACGACACGACCGTGGCCGCCGATGTCTCTGCCTGCCTAGCAGCTGGAATTATCATAACTGCTTCAGCTGGGAACTATGGTCTAAAAGTAACTGCCAATGCTGCTGATCCCGATTACAATAATACGATAACGGCCACTGGGTATAATTCTGGAAATCCTATTTACTATATGAGAGGAGGAACTCCTGGATCTGTACCAGGTGTAATTCTAGTTGGCGCTATAAGAGCTAATTCCAACATAGTAGGCGTTGACGGAATCGCAAACTTTTCAAATCGAGGCGATAGAATAGACATCTTCGCTCCTGGAGCCTATATAACTTCAGCTTGGCTAGATGATCAACCATATACCAGCTCATTTGGCTATACAGGACTACCACCTGCCATAGATGCAAGAAGTACCTCTACTACATATTATTTGGCCAAGGCCAGCGGAACCAGTATGGCTGCTCCTCAGGTAGCTGGCGTTTTGGCCTTAATGGCTTCAATAAATCCTGCCTTAGACGCTACCACTGCCAAGGCTGCTCTTATCGCTGCCGCCGGTATCAATCAAATATCTACATCGTCTGGAGGTATCATGGATCCTTATGATCTTCTAGGATCTCCAAACAGATATTTAAAATTACCTGCTAATTTAATAGGCAGTATATCCGGAACTTCAACTAATGGTATTCCCAATGAGGTAGTGTTTAACGTATTAAATCCATATACTAATAATGGTGCTAATGCTCAAGTGTTAAGCCCTGTATACAAATATGCCTCTTGGAAAACTTCTATTGAAACCAATAGAGTTAAATTTTACTTTTTACACAGTGTCTTTGATAATATAGTTCCCTTATCTAACATTCAAGAATTCACTGATCTATTACCTACTGACCAAGTTGTTACAGTTTTAGATTCTGCAGGTTTGGAAATTCCCGGGGTCTATAGCCATGCAATTAATATACCCGATGCTCAACAACAACTATATACTTGGCTGAGAGAAATTTTCAAGAATAATAAGTCTTATAATCTAGTTCAAATACTAGCATGGGACAGTCCTCAAAATTTAGGAATTATAAAGACAGAATCTCTATATGCTGATGACATTGATATGGATGATGTTGGTAATTACCTATACGTCACAGCTCCTAATTCAGTTAATCTTCAAGGCACACTTGGTAAAGTTTTAGTCTATAAATGGTCAGAAAATAGTTTTAAGTTTCATCAAGTTCTAGAAAATCCCACACAATTTAAAGAATTAAAATTTGGGGCGTCAGTTGAAAGTAATAAAGATGGAACAGTCATAGCGATAGGAGCACAGGGTACAAGTACTTTTTATAGTATGACTTTTGATAAAAATACAACATTTTTTGATAACAAGTATACGAAATTTGGTGGACTCAAAAAAGATTCTGGGTCGGTTTATGTTTACAATCGTTTAGATGAATTTTATCTTTTTGCAGAAGAACTCAACGATATTAGTTTACCAGGCGATGATGATTATGGATTTGGACTAGCTGTTGATACTAACACAGTCTATGTTGGAGCTCCTGATACCATTCATAAGTTAACAGATGATTCTAAATATAAAGGATATAAACAAACTGATAATTTTTCTAAAGGCACATCAATAACTTCTACAGTTAAGAATTGGGGTCTTTTAAGGATATTTGACGGGGCGAATCTTGATTCCTTGTGGGGAGCTGGGTCCTCGACGATGTCTAAGTCAGGGTCATTGGATCTTGTCAATAACGGAAAAGGGGTTGATATATTAATCATAGGAGGATATATAGATCCTAGCCATCCTGAATTTGCTGTATATCCAAACGGATCTGGCGGATCTCGCGTAAAGTATGTAAATTGGTTCTCTTACAAAATTCCCGGTGACATAAATGCAGGTAGTACTTATTCTGCGGCACTGTTGTCAAATTTAAACGATTCTAATTTTGATAGCAGACATTCTACACATCTAGCTTCTATTGTAGCAGGTAATACTCAAGGTTGGGCACGAGGTGCTGATATATATAATATTAGTCCATCATATGCTTATCCTGTAATAAACGATAGATTTATCTACAAATATATATTAGAATGGTACAAGGAAAGAAGACTAAACTATAATTATAGGCCTGTTATTATTTTAATTGCAGCAGATTCATTTCTAACTGTAGAATATAGTGGTATAACATCTATCAATTTTAGGGGAATCACTACCTCAACGATTTCAACAAGCACATTGGCAACTAAAGGCATACACCTAAAACAATCTGGTCCATATGAAAATAAAATTCTAATAAGTAGGTATTTGCCAGATTTAGCTAATGACCTTCAAGAATGTATAAATGCAGGAATGATTGCCATAAGCGGTGCGGGCGACAGTTCTTTGAAAATAGTAAAAACTTTTGAAGATCAAGATTACTATAACTATATTACTGCCAGTGGACTAAACAATAATAATCCTATATATTATAACAGACCATTAGGTCATAGGCTCATACAATCTACAATCATAGTAGGTAATATTTCAGATTCATCAGCTGGCCCAGGAATAGATTCATTAAGCACATCAAGTAATTCAGGACCTAGGATTGATCTTTTCGCCCCTGGTACTAATATAATGGGTGCTTGGGTAGGAACATCAAGTAATGCTGTTTTAGATCTAAGGTCATCTACTCATTATATTACCAAAAACAGCGGATCGGATGTGGCTGCTGCGCAGGTAGCAGGTGTTGTAGCTCTTATTCTTGAACAAAATCCTACTCTTAGTCAGTCTGGTGTTAAAACCATTATCTATGATATAGCTACTTCTAAGGGTCAAATACAGTACACTACAGGATCAGTAGCAGATCTATATGATATAAATGGAGCAGTTAACAGGTATCTAAAATTACCAGATACTATCAATTCTATAAAAAATAAAAGTAGAGATGGATGCGTCTATGTTTGGGACAGAATTGATACAAATAATTTAAGTTGGAAAAGACTAAGGTATCAGGATCAATATGTAAATGTAGATCCTGATTCTATTCGATCTGCGAAATTAATTGATATAAAGAAAGAAGAAGTTGTAGATTATTTGACAATATTTGATCCGCTAAAAGGAAAAATTCCTTCTATTGCAGATCAAGAAATACGTTATAAAACACAGTTTGATCCGGCAGTATATAATCAAGGTACAAATAATCTAGATCAAAAACAATCTTGGGGTAAAGAAAAAGTTGGAGAATTATGGTGGGATCTAAGTAATTTAAAATACATTTATTATGATCAAGGAGATGATGATTTTAAAAATGCCTATTGGGGTAAACTATTTCCCGGTTGTTCGATTGATATCTATGAATGGGTAGAAAGTTCAATTAATCCCACCCAATGGAATGAACTCACAGGATCGGAAGCTGGCCTAATACAAGGTATAGATGGCATAGCTAAATCAACGACTGACTTTTCGATAGAAAAAATCTATGATATATACTCAGATACTTTTAAAACCAGTTATTATTTTTGGGTGTCAGGAAGAAGTCTTGTACCAAATAGACAGGGTAGAAAAATTTCAGCGGGCGAAATAACTTCTATAATTCAAGATCCGTTATTTTATGGACTTCCTTATCTACAGGCCTTGTCTCCTAATTCTATGTCATTAGTAAATGTAAGGTCGTACTTAAAATCAAATGATATAGTGTTAAATGTACTTAATGATTCAATAAACAACACAAATAAAAATCATACTGAGTGGTTTTTATTAAATGAAAATTCTAAAAATGGTATACCTCCTCTATTAGAGAGGAAGTTTATAGATAGTATTGTTGGATTGGATAAACTTGGTAATCCTATACCAGACATCAATTTATCTGCTCGTCAGCGGTATGGGATAGATTTTAGACCAAAACAGTCAATGTTTAAAAATAGATTTTATGCTTTGAGAAATATCATTGATTATGTAAATTCTATTTTCGAGCAAAATCTTATTAGAGATTATTATGATCTCAGCAGATTGTTTTTACGAGAAGAAGAACCTGACGTTGCAGAGTCAAGCTACGATTTGGCGGTTGAGGACATAATTGACAAAGATCGTATTGATATAAAAACAATCAAGTCTGCAGCAGTCTCAGCTGAAATAGAAAATGGTAGAATTACAAAAGTTAATATATTAGAACCTGGCCTAGGTTATGGCAGATTAGTAGTGAAAGAAGTAGACATCAACGGCAATCCTATTAAATGGCTAGGGCCTAGAATATATATTGAGAACGATCTAAATGGTTTAGAACTAGAAAGCATTGTCGATCACTTAGGACGAATCATTGATATAGTAATCATTCGTCCAGGAAATGATTATCAAACGGTAAATTTGGTCATTCGACCTTTTTCAGTCCTGATAAGGTCCGATTCAACTTCTAATGGAAGATGGGCTATATATTCATATATTAATTCATCATGGATAAAGATAAAAACTCAGAGTTTTGATACTACAAGGTATTGGGATTTTGTCGATTATAAAAATAAAGATTATAAATCTTATCAATCTTATGATGCAGTGATAGATAATATCTATCAGCTTCAGACGTTGGATATCAAACCCTCTGGTTACGTCAAAGTTAATAATTATGAATCTAGATATTTAATTTTAAGAAAAACCGACGGAATCCAAGGTAATTTTACAAAAGATTATGATATTGTTTTTGGAGAATTATCTACTATAAAATTAAAAGATAGCTTATGGGACAATAGATTAAGTGTCCTTGGTTTTGACCAAGTTACGCCATTTGATGTAACTCTTTTCGATCAAACTCCTAATATAGAATTAACAAATATTCTAACAGCTATAAGAGATAATATTTTTGTAGGCATACTTAAATCGAACTGGGTAGCCATGTTTTTGACCGCGGTAAGATACGCTCATAGCGAGCAGAAAACACTTGATTGGGCTTTTAAAACATCTTTTATCTCAGTCAAAGCAGAAATTAACGGTCTTACACAACCAGGTTCGTATAAATTTTCAAATTCCGAATGGTATGAAGATTATGTGAAAGAAATAAAACCATTTCACAGCAAAATAAGAAATTACGCTTTGTCCTATAATAATCTTGAACCATTTAATGGAGTGATAACCGATTTTGATTATCCACTTGTCTATAGTGAACAGCAAAAAACCTTTGTTCCATTGTCATTAAATGATGAGAGGATCAACAATGAACCTCATAGATCATGGTCTAAAAATTATAAATTATTTGTAGAAGAAATTAAAATTCGTGACACAGGCAGCGGATATTTAAATCCGCCAGAAGTAATAATTCTTTCTAATCAATCTCAACCATTAATTCGTCCTGCCAGGGCCAAAGCCTATATAAGAAGAGGTCAAGTTTATAAAATAGAAGTTTTAGATCAAGGTGATGGCTATACGGAAACACCTACTATTGTTATTAATAGTTTCGAAAAAACTGGTGAAAATGCCACAGCCTATTGCATAATGAATAATCGTAAAGTAAGATCAAATCTTATTAACATAAAATTTGACAGAATTACTACATCAAGAGAAGTGCCCTCGGATAGAGTAACTGAAACTTTTACCTTTGACGGAACAAAAGATTATCAAACCACTCGATGGGCCGCTACACCTGATAAAAATCAAATAGAAGTAAAACTAAACGGGATTAATCTTTTGAAAAATAAGTTTTTTGTTAGGGAATACAGGAAACTAAAGAATAGTTATCATGCCTTAATGACAGACATTGTTATAGATAGAATTCCTAATAACGGAGAAACACTGGAAGTCAGTTATACAAAGAATGTTAAACTATATTCTGCTGTTGAAAGAATGCTAGATCTATATGAATCTGGGTCTGGAATGTCAGGAAATGTCGTTTCTCAAAATATGAAAGGTGCAGAATATCCTGGTACCACTTTGATAACAGAACCTCTTAATCCCAATTATAATTTTGATAACGATTTATTTGAATCAAACGAATGGGGTAAAGTAGCGTTTGATGTAGACAATTTAGATGTTCAAATCAGTGGCGGAGACATGACCACATCTACGTCTGGCGCATTTCTAACTGCTCGAGGAGTTGATCCTCTAGATATTAGATTAGATGGTGATCAATTCCTATCACCTTGGCGATCACACGCACCTGAAGAAATGGTCAAAGGGGAGGCCTATGATACTGTAGGTATCAATGTTTATTCTAGATCTATAACAGCAGGTCCTGCTTTCTATAGAAGAGTTCACACAGTCGAGGATGTGAGTACAGGTACATATTCATTTAGCAAGGGAGTATATCCAGGATATCCTATTATTGTTACATTTAATAATCAACAATTAGATAGAAAAGTCTATGATATTGATTACAATTCTAGATCTATCGAACTTAAAGACGATCCAACAAGATATACAGTTGGGCCCTATTTTAGCAAGGCTATAAAATCTATGAATTATTCGGATGATAATTTTATAGAAAATTCCGACATAGGGGATGATGCCTTTTTCGGCCCTTATCCACTTCCTATAAAATGGAACATGTTTGGAAAAACTTTTGACCAAGTTTATGTGGGATCTAACGGATATCTTACATTTGGCTACGGTTTTACTAATTGGACTCCTTTGCAATTTGGGTTTTTAACTTCTCCTGCAATTTATGTCATGTACTGTGATTTATGGTTATCATTAGGTTCTAACGGTCAGCCGTTGAACAGCGGAAGAAATCCAGGTTTGTATACAGATTCTGGAACTATAGGAGAGTGGCAATATTTTAAAATTAGGCATGAAGGCGGACATTATAATGAGAGATTGCAAAGTCCTTTTCCGTCCTATCAATATCAAGTAACTCTATATACTAATGGAGTATACCAATACATAGAAATGGTCTACGGAAACGTATGGAAGGGTATAAATTTTAACGGCGATCGAGGATTTATTACAGGTGTTTCTACAGCAAGATCTGGCTCACTAAATGGATCTGGAACTCAAATAGGCTACACAGCTATTCGTGATAATAGTTCGCATGTATTCTATAGTCTAGCTGATGGGGGAAATTGGGTTTATGCTGGTGAAGGTAGCTTCAGTCCTAATAGAGTTTCAGATTTTGTAAAATCTGGATCATTAGAAATTATCGCCGCAGTTCCGGGAGGCAGTAGATTATTATCTGTAAATTATGGCAATATACCACCTGGATTAGATGAGTACCTATTTTTAACTGACGCAGATTATAACGAAGTAAAAAGTTCTGCGGTTGATATCTATGTAAACAGTGCTACAAATTATTCATATCAAATAGTTCAAGCACCAGGATTCAACGCTTCGAGAGCAGCAGTACAAATATCAAATCTCAATAGTGCCGGAGGAACAATAGTTACCAGTATGTTTGCCAATGAATCTTTACATTCTACACTATTTTACGAACAATTTATAGATTACAGAGGAATCGATAATAATCTAGCTAATACAATTTATGCTAGCGGTTATACATTAAAAAATCCTCCAGCTTACAATTATTCTCAGTCATCGCAGGTTATTGTAGAATTAGATGGTAGGAGGCTTACACCACCAAATACGACTTACATTAAAATTACTGAAAATAACCAAGTTGAATTTTCATTACAAGGAAGATTTAGTTATCCTATTGAATCATTAGGATATAGTGAAATTGAACTTTTTAAAAATTCAGTCGAAGTTCCTGGTACTGCATTTTTCTTAGATACAGACGCTATGACTGTTAGATTGCCAAATGGTTATTTGGTACCTGGAGATACACTTGGTATAACTATCTATCAATATCCTGCTGAATTTAGAATAATAGGAAATCAAATTTATATCATAAAAAAATATAATACGGCTGGAAAATTAAGAGTTTTAAGTTGGCCAGTCCAAGATAATAGTTTCGCTATCAATGAAGTATTTCCAATAAATGGCAGCGGATATTATAGAATTTCTAGAGTAGTCTACGACGAAAATTTTGTTTGGGTAAGTTTGAATGGTAAGGCTCTACTTGGCGGATCTGATTTTTATGTTCTTTCTGATAAAAAGACCATAAAGATTGACGAAGATCTAATGAAAGAAACCGACGGTTTAGTTAATATATTGGCATTTGGTTATAGTGAAACTAAGACTATCGGATTCAAATTATTTCAAGATATTTTCAATAGAAATCATTTCAAGAGAATCAGTCAGCAAGACACTGTGTATCTTACCAAAGAACTAAGATATGATGATACAGAAATAGAAGTCAGCGACGGATTAGTAATGGCCAATCCTTATCCTGAACAAAATAGACCTGGTATCATATTCATTGCAGGCGAACGCATAGAATATTTAGAGAAACAGGGCAACACATTACGTAGAATTAAAAGGGGTACGTTAGGAACAGGACCTAGGGAATTTTATGCCATAGGCACATGGGTCATGGATGGAAGTGTTAAACAAAACATCCCCCTAACTGACAATTTCCAAAGAGTCGTCATTTCCACAACGTCTACAACTAATACCTACGTAATTAATAATATTCGTTTTGATGATTCAATAGCTTATCATGATCAAGTACAGGTTTTTTATAGAGGAATTCCTTTGGTAAAACCTCTTAAGTCTGGTAATAAGAGATTAGTTCATGATAAAAACTATAGCTTTGATAACAATTCTGATCTTGGACTCAGTGAATTAGAAAATGATTTTAGTATTATAAAGCAAGGAACCAGTACATTTAAAATAATTTTAAATACCTCTACAGTAAATATACAAACCGGATATCCATTATCGCTGGTTAGAAGATACGTAAGTGATACGAGTCTATTAAGCGTTTCGGTAGCGAAAAAACCTGAAAGCTCAGTTAGTACATTTATACATGATAGAACCGCTGGAATTCCGGATATTAATTATTATGGTGGCGATATGTATATAAGATTAGATGATGGCACGTACCTGACATATGATAGCGGTATAAGAATAAAGGGATTCTAACATGACAACAAGTGTAAATTTAGGCGGATTGCCGCTAGTCACTACGGTAGCCGGAACTACAGAACTAATTACCTATAATCCAACAACCAGAGCTCTACAAAAAGCATCTGTAACTACTCTTAATAATTTTTTACAGTCTTTTACTGGTAGTAGAGGGTTTACGGGCAGTAAGGCCGACACTGGATTCACTGGCAGTGTAGGACGAACAGGTTCAGTAGGCGTAACAGGATTTAGAGGTAGTCAAGGGGAAAAGGGATTCACTGGCAGTGCGTCTACTATAGCAGGATTTACAGGTAGTAGGGGAGCAGGGGGATTCACAGGTAGCAGTGGAAATATTGGAGCTATAACTGGTAATGTAATACCTACTACTAATAGTCAATTTGATATAGGATTGAGCACACAGGCATTTAGAGAAATTTGGGTAACATCTGTTAGAACACAGACCGTGAAAGACTTCGCTGGTAATACTCTATCAGGTGGAGGAGGTGCAGGCAGTGGTGCTAATCTAGGCACCAGACAGGCAGTTCAGATAACAACTTCGGTATTAACGCCAGGTCAAACTGCCACAGGATCGGTAGCATGTCCCAAAGGATTTATTTTATACAAGATGCAGGCCAATAACAAAGCCTGGGTGAGATTATATGACAGCAGTCAAAGCAGAGTTGATGATAATACTAGAACATGGGGAGATGAGCCCTTGCCCTATGCCGGTATTATTGTTGATTTTACTATTAATAATGTTAATAATTTTATTACCTGTACACCGTGCCTAATTGGCTACAATGCCGACGGACAGGAATTAATTCACTATGCTGTCACCAATCAAGATTCAGTTAATAGACAAATACAGGTCACCTTAACCTTGGTAAGGATAGAAGCATAATGTCGCAACTCAAGGATTATCTAATTATCTATGACGGTGACATGGATGAATTAATCGTTAATATTATAAATGATAGCTGTATTTTAATGGGCAGATATGCTCTATTGCCTAGATTACTTTCGGTTGCCACTACAGAAGAGTATGCAGATTATCTTAAAACTTTTTTAAACATACAGATTACAGAAGTTGAAAAAAATCTATGGAAATTGAATCATTATCAAAATGATTTACGACTTATAGGCCAACAAAGTGACCTACCCGTAAATCCTGATATCAGTAAGTATGGCAGTATGATTTATTATACACATGCTAATCAAGTGAGAAGCATAGGTAATATCGGGCAAATGGATTATTTGAACGCACAGCCTACACGAGTTACCTATCTCTATTACCTAAGTAATGTCAATACCACATTTTATCCCAATACTCCCGGGACTTTTAACATAGAATTAACCAATCCTGATGATATTGTTCCTGCAAGAGTAAGATTATTCACTACAGATGCAAATAAAACTCCCTTCGGCATTCATACCAACAGTGCTTTTGTTTTTAATCCTACTGCTACATCAAATTGGCGATTAAAAAATAATACAGTTTTAATAAGAAGTAACAGAGATTTAAGTGTATCAAAAGAATTAGAAGTCACATCAATAACCAAAGACACTGTAGGGACTTCCACTTATTACACGTTACAAATAGATCAAACCAGCTTTTTGAGCACAGGTACTGTTTTTCCTGTTTCCCTAGCCGGTGCTGGAACGTGGGAAATTACTTTTAGAACACTGAATTTTGGAGATATACGTAGCGACATTCAATACAATTACACCACACCTTTCACAGGTAAGGGGGTTGATATTATGGTTGTTGAAGTTGAAGACTTCATAGGTCATCAGTTTGAAAATCACCCTCTTTGGTTAGATAAGTCCAAGACTAGGAGTAGATTGATACCCATGAATTGGTCTCAAGTTTATCCAGGTCTGGGATTCGATACTAATATATTCCAATCAACTAAGCAATTTATTGGATATCATCCTGCAGGAAGCCTCAGTGTTTCTGGAGGACTAACTACCGGGTTTGGTATAGATTCTAATTTACGATTAATATATGTAGAAGGTGACGGGTTTCGAACTTACAATGCATTGGTATATTACGAATTTTATAAACCTGCAGATGAATTTTGGGGATTTAAGACCCCTACAATAGTCAATAATTCGTATGGCATTATGCTTGGTATGATGAATGGCATACGCATTTCAGATATAACTCGAATACAATATTATCTTAATGATCAATTAGTTTTAAAAACAGGAACAACTCAAAATCCTATAACAGTCAACGACTGTAAACTGGCTAATTTGCATGTGATGTATGTGAAGGTTCGTAAACAAACTGGTACTTTTCGCGGTACTCCCACCTATACAAATGTTGTCGAATGGATGGTAGTCTTTGATGGGGGAAATTCAGGTTGGAATTATGCTAATGATTTTATGAATGAATATAATTTATTAATGGTCTACAGTGCTGCAAATGACTGTAATCACTATGCCAAATACGATTCCAAAGAGTGGAGAGATACTAAAATTGTCGCTAAACCGGGGCATATATTATATAAACCTCAAAGCCGTTTTGGCACAATTACAGATTTAACAGATGGACAGTCCGAAACTCAGATAGCCGGAGAGGTTGAATATTTTCCTCTACAAGCAACAACATTGGGTGGTTATGATAATGTTATAAATGTAGCAGCCATGCAGTCATCTGATGCACAGCCTCTTTTAACCAGTTACTCTGCAAGAGGATACGGTATAGATATAGTGGCTGATACCAGTATGTTTTCTGCTTATCCCGGTTTGAAAATAGGTAATGATTGGTACGGAATGTTTGGAGGTACCAGCTGTGCAGGCCCAGTTGTTACAGGTATTCTGGCTGCTTTGGCAGACAAATTTATGACCTATAATAAAAGAGCTCCAAGTCCTAGAGAACTAAAGGCTGTTCTGATTAATGAATCTAAAAAAGGTTTTTTAAGAGATCCTGTAGTGGCAGATTGGCCTTCTAATCCACTACCTACAGCGAATTATGATACTGATTTATTATATGCAGGCAAGATTTCATTATTCAAACATAATCCTGCAGGGACAGAAGGTTCATTCTCATTCGTAAATGGCGGAGTTCATGACATAAATCTAAATGGAACTCCTAATCGTGTGGCCTTTATAGACACTAATTTTGTTAGAGATCCAAGTAGAGATATGAATTTTATTAACGATGAGGAAGATCCTGTTATTATAAGATTTCCCTACAAGATTATTAATAATAATAATTTTTTTACATTATTACTATTAAGTAACCCTTCATTTCAAGCCTATTCCTATATAAATTTAAAGTTGGCTGAAATAAAATCTAGATATAAAGCCACACCTTCGTATACATTATCTGGGGATAAAGGAGTACTTAGTTTCAATGAAGCTACGGCCACATTATCGGGTATTGTTAATTGGTCAGGAACTAGAGCGTTTACCATCACTGCCACTTATGGTCCTTCGTCTAGAGCTAACACATTTACCTTAACGCCTACATTTCGTAATCCCATGTCTATACAAAGATATCAATCTTTGAGAGTTACCACCGGGGATCCAGAATTATCACTGCAAGTAGATTTATTTGAAAGAATATTACTAGGTGTTGTAAAAGCCTTTGGAACCAATACATTACCCACTACAGGTATATCACCACAATTACCTGCAGGAATCACTCTTGAAGCTGTTGATAATAGTGTACAAACAGATATTGATAGAATTATATATTATTATATAAGAGGAACAGCTCTAACCACTTCTTCTAGAACACTTCACACGCTGACACTAACCAGTTATAATGTTGCGCAGACACTCCAATTTTACACACAATGTACTGTGCCTGTTCCTCTAACTCTACAAACATATAATATTAATACGCAATACTTGTCAAAAACAGCTTCATTGCCAGGGTTTGATCCTATAACATATATGACAGTGCAGTTTAGTGAAAATGTTAAACTTAACGACCTAGTGTTATTCTCATGTTCGGGAGGCAGCGATATAATATCAAAACTTCCCTCCCCAAGTAACGACGGAAGGCGTACAGGAACAAGAAATCCTGATTTTACAGGAACTTATTCTATCGCATTATTAGCCCCCCCGTGGCCTTCCTACCCAAGCAATTATGATTGGTATGAATTGGTAGAACCTACAACGATTTTTGCCTACGATTCTACTGATGGAGCTGGAAAGGCTGTAGAGTTGTATAGACCTTTGACCACAGGTACCATGAAAATTAATTTCAAAAAGTCTACAATAGGCACAGTTCCACGATTCAGTATACCATTTCCTACTAACGGAAGATCTATGGATTTTAAGATTAATGATAGAGCGGATGTTAACAAAGTTTCGCAATTGAACATAAAACTTAGACCAAGAACACCTTATGGTGAAGCTTTGTTTATAACTCCTGGTACTATAGAATGGACAGTTCCTGACGGTGTTTTTCAAGTCAGTGTAGTTTGTATAGGTGGAGGAGGGTCTGGATCTACAACTATAAAAAGTTTTGAAGATCCGTCAGATCCTGATCCAAGATTTATCAATACAAATTTCAATCATCCAGATAGCTGGAAAGTTAAACCTTCAGGCGGCGGAGGCGGCGGTTTAGCCTACAGAAATAGCATCGAAGTAACACCGGGACAAAAAATATTCATACAAGTAGGTCAAGGGGGTGCTCCAAGTCTAGAATTTGTTGAAACTGATGGTACGATAAGAGGAGGAGATGGAGGAGACAGTTATTTTGGTTCAAGAACACTAGTCTGCGGTTATGGAGGTAGAGGCGGTTATACACGAGGAGGTATGGGAGGACCAATGAACTATGGATTCGCCGGTAATGGCGGCGGCGGTGCTGGAGGGCCTGGAAGTGATTATCCTAATAATAAACAATTTCTTGGTGCCGGCGGGGGTGCCGGCGGGTATAGTCCAGCTGGTAGTGCAACTGGTGGTGCAGGACAACTATATCCTTTTAATTCACGATCTACTCTTCCTTCACAGTTCGGAGGCGGAGGTGCTGGAGGTTTACTTTCCGGGCCCAGTCCTACCGGAGGCGGAGGTACCGAAGTTTATGGTCTCGGTCCAGACGGATCTTATATAACAAAGATAACAGAAACGGTTAACTCTGCTACAAATCAAAAAATTACACATACTGCTGTTTATCCGGGTACAGGTAGTTTATTACCAGAATGTTATACAGCTGATCCCCATGCTGGAGATACTCTAAGTCAAAACGGAGTTTCTATAGTATCTAGAAACGGTGCATTATTTGGTGGGGGAGGAGCTTACCAAGGTTTAGGAGCATCAGGAGCAGTCAGAGTTATATGGGGAGGAAACAATTGGGCTTATTTTAGACAGTTTCCAAGTACAAATACCAAACCTATAATCCCAGTCGGCTTCTAGTAGAATTAATTGGAATAAATATCAACATGAAAACTGAAAATGACAAAATTGTACCTGAATCAGACAAAAAATTAGAAGATGACGCGAAACCTAATGAAGCCGCAGGTATTGTATTGCAGGGACACATTAAAATCTTTGATCCAGAAAGTCAAGAAGTGTTCGTTGATAAACGCAATGCCATACATTATGAAAATTTTAGCATAGCTTTGGCCAGTGGTATCAGTAATCAAGAAACTGGTTTCATAGCTGAAATGTGCTTTGGAAATGGCGGTACAACTATAGATCCAACTGGAATAATTACTTACCTAACACCCAATGTTGTAGGGACGGCGGCCAGCTTATATAATCAGACCTATTACAAAACTGTTGATGCTAGGAATCCAAATGCTATAGATCCTAGCAGAAATTTTATGGAAGTTAGACATGTTACCGGAGCTCCCTACAGCGACGTATTGGTCAGCTGCTTATTAGATTTCGGAGAACCATCCGGACAGGCAGCTTTTGATAACATAATTGTTATAGGAAATAAAAGTGATTTTGTTTTTAACGAACTTGGTTTACGTAGTTATGCTGCTAACGGATCTAATCAAGGTATATTATTAACTCATGTTATATTTCACCCTGTGCAAAAAACATTGAACCGACTTATACAGATAGACTATACCATAAGAATTCAGAGTTTGAGCGGAGTTTAATCAATGACTTACAGTGTAACATTTACTAATCCTACTAAAACTCCTATAACAGTCACAACAGGTACAATTAATCAGACTACAAGTGTTAGCTTAGTAGGTAAGAATGTTGCCAATTATGGACAGACTTTTGCAAGAAATTTTATAACATTATTAGAAAATTCCGCATATATAACAGCGCCTGGCTCGCCTATTGAAGGTCAGTTATGGTTTGATACCAGTCTTCCTCATGATAAGGTTTTAAGGGTATATGATGGTGCAGTCTGGCGTAGTACGTCAAACATCTATACAGGAACCACTGATCCTAATCTACCTCCTAATTTACCATCTAAGAATGGCGATTTATGGGTTGATACTGCACAGTTGAAATTAAAGATGTACAGGAACGGAGTATGGACACCTGTTGGTTTTGATCCTAGTAATTCTGCAAATAAAACCGGAAGTTATACTGAAAATATAGAAGGTACTGACGGAGTTTTTCATGAATGTCTAATTACATTTTTAGCTAATGAAGTCATTTCAATAGTTTCAAAAGATAAATTTACTCCTACAGCCAGTATAAATGGTTTTGTAGAAATAATGCCGGGACTAAACATCACTAAGAGAGGTTTTGCCAATACCACAGCTACAATTACGGGTTTTAGCGATGCAGCGCTTAAACTTAAAATTTCTAGTGAGCCAGAGCCTATATCTGCAGATAGTTTTTTAAGAAATGATACTGCTGGTACAATAAATGGTTTTTTAAGAATACAATCAAATGCCGGTGTACGTATAGGTTTTGATACTCAATCATTTTTTCTTGAAAAAATTATCAATGATGGTGTTATTACCAACAGTGTAGCAGGAGCTGGACTTAGATTTAGAACCAAGCAGACAATATCAAGTTTGGTTTATGATGAACTTTTAGTCATAGATGGAGCTAACCTTCGTGTAGGAATTAAAAAGCAATCGCCGTTATATGATTTGGATGTTGGAGGAACCGTTAATATTGATGGCCAGTTAACTGTGCAAAGTTCAGCTGCTAACAGCATTTACACTAATGGTAGTGTGAACGCTGTAAAAGATCTCAGAGCAGGGGAAACATTAACTGTCAATAGCAGTTCTTACCTCAAAACTAAAGTTGAACTTGGTCAAGCTGGCGGTTTAGGCACAATTATAGAACCTAAAACTACTGCTACTTACGACATTGGCAGTGCTGCTTTTCCTTTTAGAAATATCTATGTTAATGGTATAATATCTACCTCAACTGTGAAAGCATTTGTTTCAACAGGAATGATTATTCCATATGCTGGAGCAGTAGTTCCAGATGGTTATCTTGAATGCGATGGATCGGAGGTTTCTGGAATATCTTATAGTCAGTTAAAAAGTGTTTTAGGAACCACATATGGTGCACCTACAACGGCTACTAACGTAAAAATTCCTGATCTTAGAACCAAATATCTTGTAACAGACGGTTCTCCTGTAACAATTAAATATGTGATAAAGACCTAAAAAATATGTCATATTCTATAAAAAATTCTGATGGTTCTATACTGGTTACACTACCTGAAAATGAAATAGACAAGGTTACAACCAGTATAACACTTATAGGAAAAAATATAGATTCTTATGGTGAATCACTGAATACTAATTTTGTTAATATTCTTCAAAATTTCGCATCAAACAGTCAACCGAGAGCCCCACTTGTGGGACAATTATGGTACGACACTTTGGCACAGCGTCTTAAGATCTTTTCTAAGACAGGTGTTTTTAATGAAATTAAACCAACTACGCTAGGAACCATACCGTATTCAGGACTAGAACCTGGTGATATATTAATCGATACTACCAGTACTCAAATGTATTTTACCAAAGACGGTGTTCAGCTGACTTTGGTAGGTCCAAATTATAATCCTCAATACGGTAAATCAGGTATATTCACTGAACTGATTAGAGACGGCAGTGGTACTTATTTTCCATTAACCAAGCTCTACAGCAACGGCAGAGTAATAGCAGTAATTTCAACTTCTTCATTCTCTATTACTGGAGCAGATGCAGATAAAGCAGGTGGTATACTGTCAGGTCAGGCAGGCCTAACATTAAGTAGTAACTTACCTTTGGAATTCAATGGTACTGCTACTGCTGCTAAGACAGTATTAAGTCTTAATACTCTGACTGATTTTATGTATACTTTTGCAGATACAATTACAACAGGCAGTATTTGGATCAAAAATGATATAAGAATGGGCATTGATCCTGTGTTTACTAGATTTCCAGGAGCATGGCCTACAACAGGTAGTGACCCAGGGGGTCTCTATATAGGGTCAAACGGAGTTCATCCTGGAGGAACTCCTGATCTAAATATCTATGTTGCAGGCACAGTGCCGAATAGATTATCAATTGTTCATTCTCTTAATCAAAATCAACCTCTAAGATTTCGCCAGACTACACCTAGTGGTGATGTTGATGTTATAACATTACTAAATGACAGGGTAGGAATAAACAATATTAGCCCACAGGCTGAACTTGATGTCACTGGATCAGTGATTATATCTAACACACTTACAGTAAACAAGGATCTTATCGTCAACGGAACACAAACTATTATTAATACAGTGATGTTGACTGTAGACGATATTAATATTGAACTTGCAGCCACTACCTCTCCGTTAAGTGATGCGCAGATAAATGGTGGTGGAATTACTCTTCGTTCTTCAGCAGTAAATAAAACTTTCACCTACAACAATTCGCTTACAGCATGGATGTCTAATATAAATCTAGCTACTACTAGCGGAAGTAGTCTATACCTAGGTGATACCGCCACGCTGTCAAGAACTAGTCTTGGTGTAGATGTAATAGGATCTAATCTTACTAGATTGGGCATATTAGAAGAACTGACCGTAACCAATGTACTTGTTAAACCAACTGGCATAAGCAATACATCTTTGTCAAGAGTTTTAATAGCGTTCACTGCTACAGCAACCAGTCCAAATAGTGCAATGACTCTACAATTCGCAGGTCCTTTGCCGTTAGTTCATCCTGGGTTAGTAGTTGAAGTTGCCGGATTAACTACAACTGGTGATTTTAATGGCGTCTATACTGTTAAACAGGTTATCAGCAATACTTCTACAGTTGTAACAGTACAGACTAGTGTTACTAATACTCTATCAGTGACTACAGCCGTTATAGATTCTGGTTCGGAGGTAATTATAAATGATCTAATTTTAGACAGCGGCACAGGTGAATTAGATGCTGCGAATAATAAAATTCGTAATGTAGCATATCCTTTAGACCTAAACGATGCTGCCAACGCTCAGTATGTTCAAGATCAATTTACCATAGCTGCTCTCAAAGGATATGTAGCAACTGTAGATATAACAAATATGTTAGCTCCTAACACTGAAATTGAACAATTATTGAATCTACTCACGCCGCCTGTCAATGTTCCAACTTTTGAATATCCAGATGATACCAAGTATAATTTACCTGAAGGTTTTAGAGCTCGGGTCTTGTGTATAACTCATACTATTCCACTTACAGCACCTCCAATATCACTGACAAAATCATTTAGTGCTGTAATGAGTTATCCAGGCGGATCACAGGTTAATGTATTACAAAACGTAGGAGCTACCAACGTGAATACTTCTACCAAGGCAACTATTGTATACACTATCAAAGAATTCAGAGTCTATAACACCCCTCCATTAGAATGGAAATGGTATAGGAATATCAATTAAGGAATAATAATGCCCTATAGTATAAGAAAGAGCGACGGAACATTATTGATTAATCTAGAAGACGGGGTTAAAAATACGTCATTGACTAGCCTTACCCTTATAGGTAAAATGTCTACTGACTACGGAAAAGTTCAAAATGAAAATTTTATAAAATTACTTGAAAATTTCGCTGGTAACTCCGAGCCAACAAATGCTACGCTAGGTCAATTATGGTTTGATACTACTAATCAACAAATACAGGTAAAAACAGATCAAGGATTTCAACCTCTTGGACCTTTTGATGCTAGTGTAACAACCTATCCTGTAGATTCAAATGAAGATGTTTTTGCCACAACAAGATTCGTACACAGAGTAGTTCCTAAAGGTGTTATTCTTCTCTGGAGTGGCGCAGCCAACAATATTCCGTCAGGTTGGAGATTATGTGATGGTAATAATGATGTAGCAGTAAATGGTCAAAGAATTCCCGATCTAAGAAATAAATTTATTTTAGGTGCTGGAACCTCAACTCCTGCGGTTGATTCTACAGGAGGTAGTGCGACTATTTCACAAGTCGTAGCTCATAGTCATAATTTTTCCGCTGTATCTAGCGGGCAAAGTCAAGGTCACAGTCATTCTGGAGTAAGTAATGCTGCAGACAGTCACGCTCATATTATGCCAGGTGATGACCAACTTGCATTTGGAGCAGGTCAATCTGGATGGCCTGGAACAACTGTGGGAAATTTTCAATATGATGCTAGGTCAACTTATGGTGGCGGAAATGGTACTTTTTGGTTAACAGGTTCTGCTGGTTCGCACAATCATACCATCACACTAGGAGAAAATACCCAGGATCATTCTCATCAGGTAGCAGGAAGCACTAATTCAGTAGGACAGGCTGAGATTAATATTATCAATCCATACTATGCTTTGGCATATATTATTAAGGTTGTTTAGTCGGAGTAACTATGCCATATACACTTTTTAGAACAAACGGAGTAACGCTTACATCGATAGCTGATGGAACTCTTAATCTTACCACTGATCTAAAACTGGTTGGTAAGAATTATGCTGGATATGGACAAGTTGTAAACGAAAATCTTGTAAGACTTCTAGAAAATTTTTCAAATATTTCACCCCCGGGAAAACCTATTACTGGCCAGTTATGGTATGATTCAGCTAGTAAAAGACTTAAAGTATATGATGGTGTAAGATGGAATAATGTACTGCAAAGTTCTACAAGTTCAGATGAGCCAACGGATCTAGCCGAAGGTGATTTTTGGTTTGATAAGTTTTCTCAACTTTTATATATTAAAAGTGCTGGTAAACTATTATTAATAGGACCAAACGCTGGCAGTGGAAATGAAAGCGGGTCAGGCACACTTGCTACAACTCAGATTCTATCTGACAGTGATATTACCTATAATATTATTAAGTTAATGATAGCTGATCAAACTGTGGCAGTTTTAAGTAATTATGAATTTACTGTAGCTGCTAGTCATCCATTATCTAGTGAATTTACTAAAATTAAAAAAGGTGTGACTCTTAAAACTGCTGATAATATTACTGGTACTTCTACTAGCCAAGATTATTGGTTTTGGGGTACAGCAGCAGATTCTAAACGATTAAATGGTTTGCCTGCTAGTAATTATGTTTTGGAAAGTAGTATTTCCTCTCTCATTAATATAACAGAACTTGGTAATATAACTAGAATTAGTACAGGTAGTCCTGTACTGCCAGGTACCATCGAAGGGGCATGGACATTAACTGCTGGTTCTAGTTTACATGCTACCTATGCTGATATTGCAGAACGTTATCACGCTGACGCAGAATATGCTCCAGGCACTGTATTAGTTATAGGCGGAAAATATGATGTTACTATATGTTCAACATCTGCTGATGTAGCTGTAGCAGGTATAGTGAGCGAAAAACCTGCTTTTAAAATGAATCAAGATGCTGGTACAGATCTAACACATCCCTATCTAGCACTGAAAGGAAGATTACCTTGCCAAGTAGTTGGGCGTGTTCACAAGGGGGATTTATTAGTAACCAGTAGTGTACCAGGGCATGCTAGATCATTTGAAAAGTCAGATAGTCCTAATGCTGTATTTGCCAGAGCTCTACAATCCAATCACTCGGACGGGCAGGGTGTTATAGAAGTAATGGTTGCCTAGATACTCATACTGGCCTTGATGGGGCCCAGCGATTCGTAGTTTTCTAATGTAATGTCGTCCATGCTAAACTCTAAAATATTTTTAATAGCTGGATTCAATCTAATACTGGGACTAGATAATGGTGTTCTTGTAAGTTGTTCACGTACCTGTTGAACATGATCCCTATAGATATGCGCATCTCCAAATACAATTATTAACTCTTTTACAGTTAGGTCGCATACCTGTGCTAGCATATGAGTTAATAGAGCATACGATGCAATGTTAAATGGCACTCCCAAAAACATATCGGCGGACCTTTGGTACATTTGACAGCTCAACTGATTTAGATTATTAACATAAAACTGAGCCATCATATGACAGGGTGGTAGAGCCATTAAATGTAGTTCCCCTGGATTCCATGCAGTTATGATATGCCTTCGAGACATGGGATCTTGTTTTAGACCATTTACTAATTCTGTGAGTTGATCAATATGCTTCAACCCCATTTTGTTAACACCTAACACGGGCGCACGCCAAGTACGCCATTGGACTCCATAGATTCTACCTAGGTCCCCTGCATGTTTCTTTTTAGGCTTCCAATAGTCTGCATTCAGGTTATCTGTCCATATAGTTTTATGTGAACCTGCATTACCGTAGAGTATTTCTTGTAACCTATGTTCATTACCGCTGCCTTCTATGAACCATAATAGTTCGCTGACTACACTACGCCATGCTAGTTTTTTAGTGGTAACAGCAGGAAATCCTTTTTGCAAATTAAATCTTAATTGTAGACCAAATTTCGATATGGTACCTGTGCCAGTTCTGTCAGGTCTAGATTCTCCTGTTTCAAGAATATCTCTAAGAGAATCTAGATATAGATCTTCATTCATGTTATTTTAAGCTGTGACTCGTTATAGATATGTAGAGCGCCTTTTACTTCAGCTACTGTGCATTCAACCACTACTCTCTTTTCACCTGCCAGTGTATGGAAAACTGATACTACTACTCCGGGCCATTTATAGCCTGAAACTTTCTCAACTATATCACCTACTTTTAGATTTGTCATTGTTCTACCTTTTCAGCTTTGACTTTCTTTTTAGGAGGATCCAGTTCGTCGGCTTTTTTGCGTAGTTGTTGAGCCTGTTTGAATAGAGCATCTGCTCTAGATCTTAATTCAGTTGGTGTTAACTCAAACTCTTGTTTAGGAGCAGCAGGAGCTTCTTCAATTTTTACAGGCTCAGCATTTTTCTCAGGTACTTTTTGTCCTGATTCACTTTTGACTGCGAGCTCCTCTAACGCTATACCCTTTTGTTGGGCAATAAGTAGATTGAGTTCGTCAAGCGAGATACTGGTATTGTTATTGGGTAAAATATTTACTGCTGACGTTTTAACCTTGGTTAAGAGGTTATTTGTGTGTAGATAGCCCAGCATATTACTGCCGTCTGGAAAACGCCTTGCGGTCAGTATGTCAGCTAATTCGTCTGCTTGTTGACCACTATCGCTTTCTAATACACTCATGAAAGCATCATGAAATGCATCAGGTAAACCGTTAGTTGCAATTACAAGACAACTATGAGGATCTCCCGGAATGGTTCTATAGGCCACTGCTATCTTCGCACCATTGTTTTTCATTCTTCCAACATGTTTCATGTTTGGTCCTTATTGTGCTGCTTCATCTTTTTTGGGAGCTACAGCATTGATAAATGTATCCAGCTTGTTATATACCGCGCCCACTGATGCCATTTCACCTGCGGCAAAAGTTCCTCTGCGACAGGCAGCATCTAAAATTGATCGAATATTTTGTAGATCAGTTACAGTTAATTCTGGTGCCGCTGCCTGGGTATCAACTGGTATTGTTTGTTCATTTTCCATTAAAATAATTCCTTTCTTACGTGTAGTTCTTTACAACCTAGTGTCAACATTGTGAGTTCTTTTTGATCTTCAAGGCCAATCATAATTCCGGTAGTAATTTTATTATCTTTAATCATAAGATCTAGTTTAATACAATATCTACCGTTAAGGTTATATTCGATCCAGTCCTCAATAGCCAACATGTCTACACCGTAGTCTATCGAGATTGATGAAAAATGAGGAGGAATAAAATGTAATTTCCTAAGACCTAACAGTCCCAAGGGGTTTATTTCTCCTCTTGCCAGACTCATAATATACCTATTTTATTTATTATTTACTACCTAGTTATTTGTAATAAGTGGTTTGACCAAATGGTGCAACTATGGTTTCGTTACCGTGAATAACAAATAATGTGTCACAGTAGTCCTCATCTCCCCAATCACCACAGGGATAACCGTCAGTGAACATGATGAACTTTTTAGGTTGAATATCATGATCTTTCATGTACTCCCAATTGGCCATGAAGTCTGTACCACCTCCTCCTTTGAGCTCGTATTCGGCAATGTCCTCGCCATTATCTGGTGTAAATTCTTGTTGATTATAGACTTGAGTATCAAAAGACCAAACTGTGATTTTGTAATCTGTGTATTGATCAATAATGCCTTTGATTTCACTTAGAAAGTCTTTGCCTTGAGCATCACTGATTGAACCGCTCATGTCAATGCCAACACAGATGTCGATGGTTTCATCATTTAACAAACCAGGTAGAACTGCGCCGGTGTGCTGACTTTTGCGATTGGGCTTGTTAAAAGAAAAGTTAGATTTAATAATGCTAAGAATATTCATTCTTAGAATCTCTCTCCAATCCATTTTTGGTTCAGTAAGATCTTTGATAAGACGACTGATTCCTTTTGGCATTTTTCCGGCACTACAACTCTGTGCCGAGGCAATCATGGCTTCTTTGATTTCGTCTCTAATGGCCTTACGCTCTTCTGGAGTAAGTTTAGGCTTTTTACCGGTTCCTCCATCTTCATCGTCTTGATCGAGGTGGTCGTCTAATAATTCTCCTAATTTACTGATGTCAATTTTTTCTGCCTTTTCATAGATATCATTGTAGATAGCTTCGTAGCTCCAATCTCGATATTTGTCATCCTGGAAAATTTTAATAAAACTGGGTTTGGCACCAATTTTCTCATCTATAAGAATTTGGTTGGCTGCATAGTCTGCGGCAATATTAGACAGCATGGGATGACGCCCCTCACGGCGTCCCATATGATCAAAGATATTGTGCATGACTTCATGCGCGAAACCAAATTCGGCTTCCTTAGTGCTTAGTTTATCTACAAAGGCATTGCTGTAGTAAAAGTTTCTTCCGTCAGTGGCTAGAGTAGGACACCAATCACTGGCATCTATCAATTTCATACGAGTGGCCATGTTTCCAAAGAATGGGTGACGCAGAAGCAGTCCAATTCTAGCAGTGGTAAGTTTCTCTAGGATTTTATTTTTCTCAGCACTGGTATATACCTTATCAGATACTACCTTAGAAGTTTTTTCAGATTTCATAACTTGACTCATTTGTTTCCCCTTTCATATACAATTATATAGTCTTTCTTCATCTAGGTCAAATGAAAAAGGCCCTTGCGGGCCCTTTTTAACCTTCCATTGCCTGTATGATGTATTTTCCATATTTTTCATGGAAGCGATCAAAGTTTTTAAGTTTGGTAGTATCAAAAGGAAGTTGATAATTTACCAATGCTACTTTGGCACCCATAACCACAAGCTCAGTTGGAAAATTGTCCATCATAAATCCAAAGAAGCAGTCTGCCATTTTGTCCCAATCCTTGACCTTCTTCTTGTTAAGTTCCTGAAGCTCATAACACATACTGATAGTCAAAGAGTACATGGCAGAAACTTCTTTAATCTCAGTTTTGGTAACCTTACCTTCCAAAATATCAAGAGGCTTAGGCATCTGCTTGGCAACCTTACGGTGTGCCATAAATTTGACTGCAAGGCCTTCACCGACGGCACCTGCTACCAATGTGGTTAGAGTGTTTTCACTGAGAGCTGAGTCATGCAAAAGATCGCTGACAAACGACCAAGAACGCGGTGTTGCAAATGAGCGACTCGCACCTTTTGGATCAAAATCATATAGATCCTGCTTACTGAAGCCTAAAAAGCCTACAACCTGTTCATGCTGACGATTGTTTACAGCCCACTCATGCCAGTCGTCAAAGCTGACTTCTAATTCAACGTGAATGAAACGGTTTGCCAATGGAGCAGGCATTCTAAAAGTTACACCCTTGTCTGCTTCACGGTTACCTGCTGCTACAATGTCTACACCATCTGGCAAACGATAGGTGCCAACACGGCGGTTGAGAATAAGTTGGTAAGCCGCTGCCTGTGTAGCAGGAGCCGCAGAGTTCAACTCATCAAGAAACAGAATAGCCTTGCTGTCTGGATCTGAAGGCAGTTCCGACGGAGGAGCCCAAGTCATAGTGTTAGCTTGACTATTGTAGTATGGAATACCTTTGATATCAGTGGGTTCCCAAAGACTCAAACGAACATCAATTACTTCTCGTTCCTGTTCATAACCTAGTTGTTTGATGATGTCCGATTTACCAATACCTGGAGGTCCCCACATAAAAATTGGACGACGTACCTTCATGGCAAAACGAATTGCTGACTTTGCATCATTTGGACCTACGGTACGAATACTGGAAATTTTCTCAGCCATTTAATCCTCTATTAGTTTGTTAGTGTCTATATAGTATACAAAAAAAGCTAGACCTCGTCAAGCGGTTTTTGTGCTATGCTTCTTGAATTCTATGAATTTGAAGAAATTGCCTTCATAGAGCATTAGTTCCACAGTGGATTTTTGGTCAAAAAGGAACACAGAATGTTCATTGAGATAAAATGGATAAGGAACATATTTCTGCATGTCCAAAAGATTTTTGGCAGTAAGACTTGGAAGGATGTTAATCTTGCTTAATTCGAATTTGTAATGACGGATTTGGGCTTGATTACAGGCTTCAAAGCCATTAAGTGTAAGTCTATAGTTTTGATTGTTTCTGATGTCTACCCAAAAAACATGTTGATATCTTTTGATGGTTTCTGCTGTATTAGGTTTACCTATCTTTTCTAAAATTATACCAGTAAATTCTTTTTTATTCATATCTTTCTATCACAAGTTCACCTTTGGTAAGTTTAACTACTGTGAAGTCAGAGCAGTTGTAGGCTTTGTTTAATTTATCTGCAAGATTGAAGGCATGTCCACTATTTGAGAAACTTACTTTTTTGTATTTAGGACCAATTTTTTGGGCTACGATACTGGTGATTTTAAGATTGACAGGCTTATCCTTATAGAAAACAGCCCAGATAGCTTCGGCTTCTAAGACCTGTTCAGTCTTAAAAGTTTTCTTATTTGTTATTTCTAAAAGTATATTTGGTTTTGGTCTTGACATATATGTGCTCCGAAGCACATATATTTATTATACTCCAATATTAAAATCTACCACCGTCCATGTTAATTCTAATTTCCGGAGCCTCAGTTTGAACATTAGTATTTGTTCCGTTTAACAATCTTGCCATTAAGGCAGCTAGACTATCACTTAGTGCTCGAGCTTCTCTAATATCAAGAGTAAGTGTTTTTTGACCACTTCTACTGGCGATTCTTTCTTTTTCTAGGTACAATTCAATAGGATTTGTATTGATTTGATTCATTTTTGGTCTCTATTTACAATGGATAGCTGTTGTTTCATTTCTTCTTCTGTTCGGAATGGTCCATGAAATTCGTATCTGTCAAGAGTAATTAGCTTCGGACAGAAGCTTTTAACCCACCCTTTTCTAAATTTAATTATATAATAGCCGGCACAATATAGACTCTTACTCTTGTTACTTTTAGAATAGATAGGTAATTTTTTCTTGATATTATAAACAGGATGATAGGGTCTGCTGCCGCAAGGATATCCGTAAATGATATTACTTATAGTTGCCTTGTTTTCTGTTCCTGAAGATTTCTCAGGTAATATTAGACCTAACTTGTCTGTAAGTTCTTGTTTTTTTAGAAATATTTTTTTCCCCTTGACAAAAAGATTAAAACCTTTTTTGTCTCGATTAATAGTTCCAAGTTTTTTATCTTCTGATCTAATCAACCAGGACTTGTTTGGTACTAGAGTTTTGGCTATAGTTGACATCTGCATACCTCGAATTTAGTGGTCTAGCATACTGCTCTATGCTATCTGATATTCTCTGCAGGTCGAATTCCCGACAGAGTTTTAGTAGACGTGTTCCTACCTGACTTATATTTTTATTACTATTAACTTCTTGTATTATAACCTGATCTATTATCTCTTTTACTTCGTGCGGCTGCGCATTGAGATCACATAGTATGCGATTGCGTTCGTAATCTTCCTTGACTCTGTGTTCAATGCCTTCATGATCTAACCAACGTTGTAGCATCATGTTGTTCCAATTGTATCCTTTATTATTTCTATCTGAAAATGCTTCTCTCAAACCAATCTTGTTCTTGGTGCCTTTTTCTCTTACTCCTGGATAGGCACTGAAGATATTGTCTGTGGTATCGCCTCGCATACATTTTTCAAATAATAACCACTCTGGGTCTGGTGCAGGCTTTACAGTCTTTGTTTTTTTATCAACAACTGGTTTACCCTTTTCATCATAATAACCTGTTGACTTTGTTGTTACACCACTGACTCCATTATACTGACAGACATTATGATTTATTAACTGCGAAAAGTCACTGTCTGTTGAAATGATAACATGATTATGATTGGGATGTAGTCTAATAAAACCGGCAATAAGATCGTCTGCTTCAAGTGTAGGATGATGTAATACTGAACAGTTTGTTTTTGTTGTAATAAATTCTTTAAATTGATCAAAGGTTTCCCAAAATAGTTTGTCTTCTTCTTGTTCTCTAGGTGATAGAGCAGCTCTAGCTTCTGTCCTATTTCTTTTATAAGGAGCGTAGTGGTCTTTACGCCATGAACGGCCTTCTAAGGCGAATACTACATGACTACCATCGAAATCCTTCCAGGCCTTTTTGATAGAGTTAAAAATGATATGAAAGGCCATACCGACCTTTTCAGAAGCATCACCTCTGATGACATGCCTAGCACGAAAGAATGTATTTGCAGTATCTACAAGAATAAAAGTCATTAGCTTATTTCCGACTTACCATTACCTATGTTATTGACATTAATATACCCTGAACCACGTCGTTCCATGTCTACGCCGACTTCATTGCCAATATTTCGGCAAAGATCTTGAAACCAGCGTTCTACAATTTCTTCATCACTCGATCCAGTATATCCTGCTAGTTTTAATTGTACTACAAAGTATTCGTTCCAGTCAAGTTCAAAAAATCCATTCCGTACATTTTCTTTGTTGATTTTGGTATCAAGGACAGCTATCCAAGGTTCCCCTCTTTCTGTTGCATCTTCTTTAGAAGAATCAACACTGGACTTTTCTATCGCAATTTTGAGTTTTTGTTCTGCTGCTTCTTTGGCTAATCTAGCTTCTTCTATTGCCTCTAGAGCCTTTTCTTCGGCTGCTTTTTTGGCCTGTTCTGCTTCGAGAATACGTTGTTGAGTTTCTGCAATGGCACGTTCCATTTCTGTGATGCCAAATAGATTTTTTATAAACTGTTTCATCATGTTCCCCACTTTACTACTAAGTTATAACCTGCTTGTTTTAATTTATTTTCGTAATACATTGTTTTTTCGTATAAATCTTTCATAGTAATTTTTATGATCGGATGTATCATTTCTGGATCAAATGTTTTAGGACATCCGTGCCAGAACTTTCCGTGATAAAGATATACAGTATTGGTTTCAGAGTCGTATCCATCTACTTTGTATTTTACATCCTCAAGCCATACTTGTCTATCCTTAATGTTTAATTCATCTAACCATTTAGTTTCTTTTTTGCTTACAAAACTTCCCGTTGATTGACTTGCCCATGCTTTAGGCGCCGCTGTCCTGAGTTTTTCTCTATTATCCTCTTTAAAGCATTCTGGACATTGACCGATTTTTTGTGTAGCAATACTACTATAAAAAATATTATGTATAGTGCATCTTATATTTTCTAACCTTTTATACCTACCGGAAGTGTCTATATAAGATTCGGAAACATCGATGTTTTGTCTATATTTTAGAGCACTTTCTTTTAAGTCTTCTAAAGTATTAATTCTGTTCTTCCACATGTTGCCGCTTTCGTAATAGCCTTTGCGACAGCAGTATTTTCCATTTAAAACACTCCATCCTCTTCTTTCATTTATACCGTGGATACAATGCACTTTAAGTTTATAGTCAACACCTTTGTATTCTGTAATATCTAAAATAGAACATATTTTTTCTTTTACTTTATTTTTGAATACTTCTTCGGAATATTTGTTTATAGGATTAGTCATATTAGTTCCCCATTCATTTTAAATATTTATATTTTTTTAAAATAAATGGGGAACTTTTATTTATGTCGACCATGCATTCTTGAAAAGCGGCACCTGAAGTCTATCACTGTACCTCAATCCATGTTTCATACAGGCCAAGGCTACATTCTTGTTATTTAGGCTATAAACACTCTCTACTCCACCTATGGGCATAAGATATACTTCACCCTCAAATCCTGCATCCCTATATTCCATAGTGGCACGCAGAGCATCTTGAACGTCTTGTTCTGTGGCTACTACAAATTTAAGATAAGTCCAACCAATTTCTTCATATTCACATACTATTTCAGGTTTGATAGCTTCTTCCCATTTTTCTCCACTTGAAGGAAGTTTGGCACTGACTGAGAATGTAAGAACATTACTGTTAGCTTCACGCTGATCAATCCATGCAAGCAATCTGCGTTTGAAATCTGGTAAAAGTTTTTGAGTACCATTGGTCTCAAATGTGATTTCTTTTAGATCCTGCATCTTTGAATGATCTAATAGATCAGAATAGCTACGTTGCCACCCTAACAATGGTTCACCACCTGTAATCACAAGATGTTCTCTCATCCAACGCTTATATGGCAGCATGTCCATGATAGCATCTACAATAGCGTCTGTTTCTAATACCGGACTAAAATCTTTGAATTTGGGATCCCAACTGGCATAACTATCACACCCGCTGTGAACTAATGGTAAATCTTTATAGGTCTTAAATTCGGCAATACGTTCTGCTATAAGATGCCGTTCGTTTGAACGTTCGCCCCTAGGTTTTCCAAATCCGTCGCAGGTGAAATTACATCCAAATACGCGAAGGAATACACTGGGAACTCCCATATAACGTCCTTCACCTTGAACACTATAAAACAATTCTGATACTTTTAATTTACTCATAAATTTTTGTCCACATCTTAATTTTGTTTGAGTTACTCATAATAAATTTATTATAGCATAGCCTACTATGAAACCCATGACTGTGCTGATAATTACTGATATCACAGCATACTCGACATATAGCCTTAGCATTAATCTTCCTTGAAATTATCAGAAATAAGAGCATTGATATTGTCTGCAATATCATAACCCCAATTCCAGTTCACATCAAATGCTTCAGTCCATTCTGGTGTATCTTCTTCTGTGCCTGTTAGGTCTTGTAGATTATCTGCAAACCAGTCAGCGAATATTTCTGGGTCTATAAAATCATTATCACCTACAACACCGTGCTTGGTCAATATGTCTCTAATCAGCGCAATACTACTAGAACCGTCAATACAACTTTCAATTTCGTCGTCGGTTAGATCTTTAATTCTTTTAATGGTTGCCATAAAATTCTTCACCTGTGTCTTCATTAGTTAATTTAAGAGGTCCATGAATCCAATGCTCAGTTTCATGATTGTACCATCCATCACCTTCTAGTCCTTCGAAGCTATCTTCTTCCCAAAGTTCTTTGATACGTTCTTGTTCTTCTTCGTCCATGTCTTTGGGAAATACCCACTCTACCCAGCAACCATCAATCATTTCTTCCATTTCCCAATCATAATCATTTGACATTAATTCATAACCATCGGGATTATCTAGATCAATATCTAGCTCTTCTTCATCGTTTTCACATGTCCATACGCCCCATCTAAACCCTTCTTCCTTAATAACGGTGACACCGTCTTTAGTCCAGAACTGACGTTCTACTGCATTCTTTTTATGATGATTAGTTATTTTCCAAATTGCCATAATTACCTCGGTGCAAATTCCTGTTGAAGTTTAATATTATCCATGAATTCTTTTTTAGTGCCTTGGTCGTCTTTGAAAGCACCTTTTA